AGATCGTTGCGCGGCGCCCAAGGCGCTGGTTCAGCGTGGGCGGTTCACGATATATGAATGACTCTTCATTGAACATCGTGACGCCGGGATGCTCCATGCCGCCGAACGGAAAGGCATCCCAATCGAAAGCATAGCGCGGCGACGCCCGATGCAGAGGGTGTGACGGTCCGTCAGGTGCGCGTGGGGACGGCTCGCCGATGAAATGTCCCCATTGCGGTGGCGCGATTGCCGACGCCCGTGAGCCGTCGCACCAGCCGCTCACAAAAAAACAGCGCGACATCTTCCTCTATATAGAGGCGTACACGCGCCGCCATGCGATCTCGCCGTCATTCGAGGAGATCGCGAAGGCGTTCGACCTCGCGTCACTCGCGACGGTCCACGAGCACATCGAGAACATGAGCCGGAAGAAGGTGCTGCGCCGCGCGCCGGGTAGCACGCGCTCGATCGCGCTCCTTGTCCGGTCGGACGAACTCGCGTCGGTCGGTGGCGACGTGTCGGTCGACCCCGATTCCCTCGACGATTCCACCGACGACATCCCTGACCTCGACGACATCGAGGAGGAGCATCCCCATGCGCGCTAACGGCGGCGTCATCAGCGTCACCATTCGCGATTACAGCGCCGAGCGACAGGCTGGGCGCGCACATGCACTTCGCTGCGACTGCGGCGGTTGGCTCAGAATTGGGAGTCATGTCCTGACCGGCATGACCTACGAAGCGTGCGACGGCCCGTGTCGGTACTTCGGCAAACCGCGGCCCTCGGAGGATCGGCCACTGCCGGTCTCGGACCTCGAACGCGCAAGGGTCAGACCCTGCGTCGACGGGTGCGGCCGGAAAGCCTCATCGGGATTTGCAACCCGCTGCGAGGAGTGTCGGCAACGTCATCGACTCAACGAACAGCTCGACCACAACAAGAATTGCCGATGGAAGGAACGTCATCTGCGCGATCTTGCCGCGCGCGAGACGCCGTAATCGCCGAGTTCACGAACATCTAACGAGCATTTAACGAACATCTATTACCGAGCGTTTCGCATGGTACCGTCAGCAATCGTAGGTGGGGGCGGCACGAGCAACGTGCTGGCCATTTCAATCGGATGCCTGATCATCATCATCTGGTTCGTCGTGTGGAGCTGGCATAAAGGCGCCGGCCGCCACGACGAAGAGATGCAGCGCAACCAGAATACGCTCTGGCCCGACAGCGCCACGCGGTGCCCGGTCTGCATGGGCGGGATCATCGGACCAAACGAACAGTTGTGCGGGGACTGCCTCCGCCGACTGGGAGACTTGCCGTGAAACGCTCGAGACCTCGTACGGTGAGCGCTCGGCGCCTCGCCGCGGTGGCGTTGCATCACAACTCCACCATCGCTCGCACGGCGCCCAAGCAGCGCGAACCCAAGCCGTTTGTGTATGGCGTGGTGTCGAGCGCGAATCGGCTGGCGGCGAGTTCACTCGAGCGGTCCTCACCGATGCCGAAGGCGGTCAAGCCTCGGAAGCCGATTCCGAAACGGAACCATGAACACGCGGCGAAGCGCGACAAGGCCTATCGCGCGGGATTAGCAAAGTATCACGCGAGCGAAACCGCGAAGATCGTCGAGGCGCGCGCTGGTGGCATCTGTGAATTCTCGGTCGCGGATGATCCGACGCGGTTGCCATTGGTGCGTGACGTCCGCGTCGATCGCGCGCGGCCTGCAGGCTACTCGCGCTGCCAGCGACGCTGCAGAAGTGACCATCACTGTTCGTACCGCAATTTTGGCGGCGGCGAAGTCCCTGAGCAAATGCTCAAAGGCTGCACCCGGTGCCATGAGTACGTGGAATCTCTCAAACCAACGTCTCGTTTCCTCGGACGGAGGACGCGCCGCGATGACGCCTGACACGACGGACCATTATCCCACCTCACCCGAGACCACCGTATGAGAACTGAAATCTTCGCGTCCTATGCCGCCTTTGCCCGTCGCCCAGATCCGTCCATCAACGGCGTGTCGCAAGCGTTCGCCGACACCAATCCGACGTGGGATGAAGAACGCGGCAATCAAGGATGTTGGGGTTGCTCGGATTGCTCGGGTTGCTCGGGTTGCTCGGATTGCTCGGGTTGCTCGCGTTGCTCGCGTTGCTCGGGTTGCTCGGATTGCTCGGGTTGCTCGCGTTGCTCGGATTGCTCGGATTGCTCGCGTTGCTCGCGTTGCTCGCGTTGCTCGGGTTGCTCGGATTGCTCGGGTTGCTCGGATTGCTCGGGTTGCTCGGGTTGCTCGGATTGCTCGGATTGCTCGGGTTGCTCGCGTTGCTCGCGTTGCTCGGGTTGCTCGGATTGCTCGGATTGCTCGGGTTGCTCGCGTTGCTCGCGTTGCTCGGGTTGCTCGGATTGCTCGGGTTGCTCGGATTGCTCGGGTTGCTCGGGTTGCTCGGATTGCTCGGATTGCTCGGGTTGCTCGGATTGCTCGGGTTGCTCGGATTGCTCGGATTGCTCGGATTGCTCGGGCGACATCGGCGCCAGTGGCAAGCGCGGTGACGTTGTGCCGTCGTCGGACGTGCCGAAGATCCCGAACATCCATCAGCAAGTGCTCGCGGCTGTCTCCGCACCGAACGCGCTCGACATGAGCACCTGGCATACGTGCGACACGACGCACTGTCGCGGTGGATGGGTCGTGACGCTCGCGGGCGATGCCGGGCGCGCACTAGAGGCGTATCACGACACGCAGCTCGCGGCGCAGTTGATCTACAAAGCCTCGAGCCCGATCCGCGTGTCCCCGCCGCGCTTCTACGAGTCGAACGACGTCGCGATGGCGGACATGCGTCGGTGTGCTGCGGAGGAAGCGGCGTTGGCTGCTACTGCCAATGTTGCCACCCTTTCCCCGCAGGAGAGCGAAGGAAGCCGATGACACAGCCGTTAGTGCTTTCGTTGTTTCCTGGGATCGGGCTCCTCGACATGGCGTTCGAGGAAGCGGGGTTCTGCGTCGTGCGCGGACCCGATCTGCTGTGGGGCGGCGACGTGCGCGCGTTTCATCCGACTGCTGATCGCTTCGATGGAATCATCGGCGGGCCACCCTGCCAGCTCTTCTCGGCGTTCAAGCGCCTGAACCCACGCTGCGGCGAAAAGCACGGCAACATGATCCCCGAGTTCGAGCGGGTCGTGAACGATGCCCGGCCGCATTGGTTCGTGATGGAGAACGTTGAGGCGGCGCCGGAGCCCAATACGCCTCATTTTCGCGTCCGCTCGCAGTTAGTGCGCGATGATTGGGTTGGTGGGGAAACGTCGCGTCTCCGCCGCTTCTCGTTTGGCGTTCATAATTTCCACACGGGCATCGCGCCTGCATCGTTCACCATTGAGCAGCGTGCACTCCACGGCGAGCAATCGTATCCCGCGGTCTGCTCTGACGCGCGCATTCAACCGGTTGCTATCGGCGGCAGTGGTAAGCGAAAGGCCAAGCCGGGTGTTCCGGCGAATCGCGTCACAAGCGGCAACGGCCCGCGACTTTCAATCGCTGAGATGCTCCGTCGGCAAGGAGCACCACCAAACCTTTTCGCGGAATCTCCGTTTACCGACACGGCTATTCGCAAAATGATCGGCAACGGGGTCCCGCTCCCGATGGGCCGCGCGATCGCCAACGCGGTGAAGCGCGCGATGTACCCTGAGTTCGCCGAGGCCGCGTCATGAGCCCTCTTGCCGTGTCTCCGTTCCCCGCTTCCCCGCAGGAGAACACCCGGTCATGAGCCCCTTCATTTGCTACGAAGACCGGAAGTTCGGTCCGGCGCGGCTCAAGATGATCGAGCAGGCGAACGAGATCATCGAGGCGTATCGGGCCGAAGGCTACGACCTGACGTTGCGTCAGTTGTATTACCAGTTCGTGAGCCGCGATCTCATCCCAAACAAACAGAGCGAGTATAAGCGCCTCGGGAATCTCATCTCGGAAGCGCGCCGCGCAGGCCTGATCGACTGGGACGCGATCGTCGATCGCACGCGCAATCTCAAATCGCTCGGTTCGTGGGAAGAGCCTGCCGCGATCATCAAAGAAGACTCCGAGGTCTTCCGCCTCGATCTGTGGGAGCAACAGCCGTACTACGTCGAGGTGTGGTTCGAGAAGGACGCGTTGATGGGTGTCTTCGAGCGTGTCGCGCAATCGCTTCGCGTGCCGTTCTTCTCGTGTCGCGGTTACACGTCGGACTCTGAGGTATGGTCTGCCGCTCAGCGCCTCGCCGCGAAGAGCGACGCGGACAAGGAGCTCGTGGTGCTGCACTTCGGCGACCATGACCCCAGTGGCATCGACATGACACGCGACATCGAAGATCGCCTCTCGCTATTCGGCGCAGTTGGTGTCGACGTGCGCCGCCTCGCGTTGAATATGCCGCAAGTGCGTCAGTATCGGCCGCCGCCGAACCCCGCGAAGGAAACCGACTCGCGATTCCAAGGTTATCGCACGCTCTTCGGCAACAAATCGTGGGAACTCGACGCACTCGAACCCTCGGTGCTCGCTGAACTCGTGCGTTCCGAAATCACGTCGCTCCTCGACGATGAGCAGTGGGCGTCCGATGTAGAACGCGAGCGAAAGGCGCGCGCTGAACTCACCGCGATCAGCGAGAACTACACCTCAATCGCCAAGCGGCTGAAGGTGAAATGAGCAAATCTAGAACGGCTTCCGTCTCTTCCGCGAAGGAGGACTAAGCCGTGGCAACCTATTACGCAGTATTCAACGGTCTCGATCAGTGTGTAATGCTGGAAGAGTCGCGCGAGTTGGCAGAAGCCGCGACGCGGATGCGCAATGAGTCTCCAGCGCTGCATGCCTCGAAGCCTTATCGCGTGGTAGAACTCGCGCCGCGTTCTGCTCACCCGTCAGCGAGGGACGATGCCGAGTTGCTCTCGGCGCTCGAATTCCTCATCGAGTTCAACGAGACGATCTGGGACGAGGGTCCGTCCGATGAAGGATGGCAGTCGGACAAACTGGTTCGCGCTCTGGAGACTATGCGTCGTTTCCGCGACAACCTCAAAGAGGCATCTGCTTCCGTCTCTTCCGCCGAGCGCGAGGGGACAAATGGCTAAGCCGCTCTGCGAGCACCCGACGTTTGAAGCGCATGTGAGGGTGAACCGCATCGAAGACAAGGGAAGCTTCGCCGCAGACGTCCAAGTGCGCTGTTCGGTGTGTCGCGTGCGTTTTCGCTTTCTGGGGTTAGATCGCGGGCTACATCCGGGCGAACCGCGAGTCAGTGTCGACGAGTTCGAGCTACGCGCGCCGATCGAGCCCGATGCGCACCTCACGTCACTCATGGCGGGACCAGACACGGGATTTCCCGGCGAGCGCGAGGACGCCAACACATGAGCGAAAGTAATAAATGCACGGCGGAATCCTGCGCGTGCGGCAGCTATCGCCCGCTCGACGACGAACAAACGGAATGTCACTGCGGGTGTCCGTGGTGCGATGATGCGCTCTTCACCGTTGAGTCTGTCCGGCGCGGCGCGGCGTCTTCCAATCAGAGGGATGGCGCCCGTGGCAACTAAGAAAGTTGAGGCGAGTTCGGCTGAGCGTCGTCTCATCGATCGCATGTTCATCGCGTACCATGAGCTGCAGAAGCTCGGATGGCGCGAGACGCTGTATGCGCCGAGCGACACGCCGTTGGAACTGATCGAAGCGGGAAGCACCGGCATCCATGAAGGCGTGCGCAACGGGGATGGAAGTTTCTGGATTTATGACGGCGAGAGTCTTCCGTCTAAGCCGATTCTATTTCGGTCGCGCGTTGCTGTCGCCTCCGAGCGCGAGGAGCGGACGCATGGCTAACCCTGAATCCGACGAGGACGCGGGCTATCTGCTCGCGCTCGCCCCGCTCGCCGAAGACATCATGCATTACGTGCGGTCCACGCTCCCCCCGGGCCAGCACTTCGGCGTGATCATCCCAGTCGCGAATAAGCAGGACCGAAGCGATTCGCGCATCATCGCGATGTGCTCTGACCGTGCTGTCATCGCCCCCGCCGCTGCGCAATGGGCGCTCACCGTGCTCGACTCTCCCAACCCGGACGACCAGCCATGAACGAACACATCATCCAGTTCTTTGCGTACAGCCACCTCCCGGCGCATCTCCAGGCGGTGTCGAAGCCCTTCGGTGAGATGGCGCAAACCATCGTGGATACTCTTCCGCGCAATCCTGAGCGCACCGTCGCGCTGCGGAAGCTGTTGGAGGCGAAGGATGCCGCCGTGCGTGCGTTGCTCGCGAAGGAGGATGCCGCGTGAACATCGAGACGCGTGAGATCAAGAACGCCGACGAACTCACCGAGGTCGAGCGTGCCTCGGCCAAGTGGATTCCCATCGCCAAGAAATACGTCAAGAAGCAGCCAATCAGCGACGCGGATCACGCCCGCATCTTAGCTGCGCATGAGCGGAGAATGCGACGCGCGGGCAAGCGTCTCGGTGTTGAGCCACGGTCCGCTTCTCACCCCGCCGTCCCCCAGGAGATGCCCTAAGATGCCAACCGGCTACACCGCAGGAATCGAAGACGGCACGATTACCGATTTCGCGACGTTCGCGCTGACCTGCGCCCGGGCGTTCGGCGCGACGATCATGCAGCGCGATAATCCGCTAAGCGAGCCGCCGAAGCATCGGGAAGTCGCGCCGTACTATGCGGATCGTGTGAAGACGGAGACCGCGGCGCTGGCCCGGCTCAATGCGATGACCGTCGACGAAGCGACGGTGGAAGCGATGCTTGCTGATGAGCGGCGTATCGCCGCCCACGAGCGCTATCAGGCCGACCAGGCCGAGAAGAACGCGAAGTACGACGCGATGCTCGTTCATGTGGATGCATGGACGCCGCCGACATCCGACCACTATGCGCTCAAGCGATTCATGCGTGAGCAGATCGAACTGTGTCGCGATAGCCATCAGTGGGCCACGACGCCACAGCATATCGATGGCGCGAAGTGGCTGGCGGAGGAACGCGCGCGCGCGGAACGATCGCTGGAAAGCGCGCGCGAACACTACGCAGACGAGTTAGAGCGATGCTCCCGCGCGAACGCGTGGATCGATGCGCTGTATGAATCGCTCAACGTGAGTACAGGAAATGTCTAACCCCACCGCCGTTCCCTCCTCCGCCGTCCCAGGCGAAAACCAGGAACAATGGGTTGTGCTGTACCGGCCTTACGGCTGGTGGAAGCACAGTCGCGGCGGTTACACGCCTGAGCTGCTGCGCGCGGGCATCTACTCGCGCAACGAAGCGCTGAAGATCGAAGCCACGTCAGACCGTGGGGACGCGGCCTTTCCGCTCGCCCAGGCACTTAAGGATCGGTATATTAACGATCTCTTAGAGGAGCCGACGGTGATACGGTCGCTGGTGTCCCGGTCCCGCGCCCTGCACGCCGAGCAGGAACGACTGAAACAGGTCATGGCGTTGTTTGAGGCGCCGGGTACGCAACTCAGGCCCGCTTACACGCGCGGTTTCATCTCGCTTGAAGATGGACTCACGGGCGAGAGTTATTGCGAGACGACGGCGCGTGAATGTATCGAGCGCGCGCTAGCAGACCGCAAGACTTGGTGTGTCGCGTGCGGCGAAGCGGGATTGCCTCAGCACGGCCACGACATTCCCGCTGCGTTCAACATCTCTCAGCGTCCATGCGAAAACGCCGCCGTTCCCCTCTCCGGAGATCCCCGTGAGTGAACGCGAACACATGCTCAAGACATGGCCGAGCCAATTCGCCGCACTCGCATCCCGTGTGAAGCGATTTGAAGTCCGCGTGAATGATCGCGACTTCGCGGTTGGTGACATCCTGCGTCTCGTCGAGTGGGATCCGACTGATCGTGGCAGAGCGACGGGCTATGTGCAGCGGATGCGTGTGATGTATCTGCTCGATTCGATCTTCGGGCTTCCGTCTGGGCTGTGCGTAATGGGTGTCGAGCATCTCAGCGAATCCGTGCCCGTGCTCTACGGCATCGACCCAGGCGATAGCGCGAGCAAATTGCACGCGTCGTCCTATCCATCATCTCGCCCCGCTACTCCGGGAGCTGACGAACCATGAGCGATCTATGGCTGATGCCACTGCGCGAAGCGATGAACGTCGGCGAGCTGAAGGCGCGTGATCGCATCGTCCGGAAGCTGACGACGATGCGGAAGCAACTCATCATCGACCGCGAGACCTACCAACGCTGGAACCGCGCGCACCCGAACGAAGCACCACTCAGCACTGAGTTTGAGGACGCGATGATCGAATATCTCGATGGCGAAGCGCCGATGCCCCAGAAGCTCATGCTGAAGGTTATGGAGGACGCGCGGGAAATTCGCGCGGGGAGATCGTCGCATTCCCCTTCGGGAGGGACGACGCCGTGAGAAACCAACTCGCGATGATTGGAGCACTCGGCGCGATCATGGCGTCTGCGCCAGGCGAATCACCTCGCGGTGAGAGTCTACCGGGTGCGCCTCGGGCTGATGGCGGCCATTTTCGCCACGGCGGGAATAACAAAGGTCGCAATAGCGCGGTTGAAGCTCGACGCAAGAAACGGAAGCACGCGAAACGCTGGAGCAGGCGATGACTGATTCCCTTCATCCCCACGGGGAAGCCGCCGTGCCAGCACCGTGCGGCTGCGAATCCTGCGTCGCGCAGAGAAGCTATCAGTACTCGATGACCTGCTGTCCGAACGGGAAATCACACGGCGCCATGTGCGCGCACGGTGGAACGTTCGTGTCGTCCGCGCCGACACCCGAAACGCCGACTGTCCGATGTCACTTCTGCGGCAAGGCCAAGGATCAAGTCGCGCATCTCGTGCAAGGCCCGAACACGCGGATTTGCAGCGAATGCGTTGCGCTCTGTTGCAAGCTGATCGGCGAAGATGTCGACTCGCAAGCAGCGTCCCCCGCTCCCGTTCTCCCAACGCAGGACGAAGAACTCACCAAGGACATCGCGATCGACATTGAGGACGTGCTCGACATGGCGCGCGAAGTCGTCCGATTTTCGCGGGGGCCATGGAACGAGCGCGGCGGAAAGTATGTCAAGCTGTGCGCGACGCTCCTCCGTCAACAGGTTGAACTCTCGCGTCTCCGCGAAGAGCACGAGGCCCTGAAGCAAGACCAAGCACGGCTCCGGGCCTCGCTCGAAGCGATGCGACAGGAGAACAGGGAGTTGCGGGCATTGTTAGAGCTTGAACAGCGAAAGGACCATGCGCACAACGCGTTCACGCGGGGCTATGAAGCCGCAATGGATAACTACAAGCGTGGGTTGACTCAGGGTTGGCCTACGCAGGATCCAAAATGATCGAACCATTCGAGATAGAGGTCTGCGCGTTGTCTGGTGATCCGGGATGTCTCGGCTGGCCGAACGGATTTCACGAGGGGTCGTGCGAGTATGCCACCGCCACGTTTCACCGATGCTCTGAATGTGGTGGCGACGACGTGTATTCCTCCGATGGGTTGGTATATCACGAAGAAAATTGTGCCGCCACCCGCTCTCTCGGAGACGCCGATGGGAAGTGAACCCGCGGTCTATACATATCCGCGCGACGTGTCGAGAAATTCGACAATTCTATACATGTTGGCCGCCCGTTCTCTCGGAGGAGCACCCGATGGCCAGTGAACTGTTGCCTGCTGTTAAGGGAATGGCCTATGATTTTCCACTACGCCCTGGCTTCCTCGCGCAGGTAGTTCTGCCTCTGGATTTGACCATGCTCGAAGCGAAGCGGATCGCTGCATTCGTTGAATCGCTTGCTATTCCGGGCCCGATGTTCCCCGCCGAGGATCGACATGGCCAGTGAACCGATCGATCGGCGCCAGTTTCCGCGCGACGAGGAGGTCTACATCGTCCACACGAATCTCGCGAAGGTACGCGTGATTCGTTCGCTACTATCCGACATCACGCCGAATCAACTCGGCTCGCCGGAATACGGGATCGAGGACGAGGAATTCATCGCCGCGAAACGCCTAGTCTACAACTGGACGCTACGGCTCGAAGCGCGCACGAATGCCATCAGCGAAGAGCTTCATGACGCGCTATCTCCCGAGGACTCCCGACGTGAGTGAGCCAAAGGTCTTCGCGCGCTTCGATGAAGCGGAATGTCCCTTCTGTCATTTCGTGCATACGCACGGCCGCGATCTCGAGGACATGGCGTTCGACTGTGAATTCACCTGCGACCGTTGCCACGAGAACTTCGCGGTGCGTGTGGATCGAGTGTTCAGCACGGCGCGAACAGGCGCTGACATCGGCATATCCTTCGACGAGAAGACCAAGGTCGAGTCGCACGACGACATATCTGCACACGTGAAACTCGTCGCGGTGGCCCCTGAATCGGACCTCAGCGGCTTCAAAGCCAATCAAGGCATTTTCGGACTCGCGCCGGGTCCGTGGGATTTCAACGACCTCTATGCGTCGTTCAGTTACCCAACCGATGGGTACGACGGCAGACTCGGGGCGTTAGACAACGAGCATGAAGGCGATTTCTCTGGGCTCGTTGAGCGGAGCGGTCATACCCGCGAGGAATGGTTGCGGCTCGCGAACGCGATGATCGTGCGCTGGGCAGACTGGCGCGCGGCGCTGATAGCACGTTTTCCAGAGGAGACGCGTCGTGAGTGAATCAACGGTGATGCGGTTCAGCCAGCGAACGGTGCTGACCTCCGTTATCAACGCTGGTGTGCCCGTCGGTCCGCAGTGGATTGCTGCTGACGCTCATATCGACGTGGTGAACGTGCTTCGCATTCTCCGTGAACTCGAGGCGATGGGATACGTCGGACGACGCGATGCCGATCCTTCGTCGCTCGGCCAAGTATTTAGTGCAACCGACCCAGGGAAGCTCGCGCTCGCGAGGGGGCTGTAGGTGGAAGACGTTCAGCTTGCGAAGGGTCATATGAAGGTCGCAAACCGACTCGCCGAAGCGATGATCGGTGCGGGATTCAGTGCCCGTCAGGATCGAATTCTGTGGACGCTCATGCGGCTAACCTATGGGTGGAATCGCCGCAGCGTGCGCATGTCGGCGCCCCAGCTTCTCGAGATCTCTGGACTCGGTCCTGGTCCCGATGCGCGGCGTTCAGGGGGCGCTGCACGCGACGATCTCGACCTCCTGCTGAAGGAGGGAGTGATCTTCGCGTTTGGTCGTTCTCGCGGCGTGAAGCGCCCACTGTGGGGCATGCAAAAGGACTACACGCAGTGGGGCAAATACAGCATGCCCACTGGTCGATTGTCCGCGTATTTCAGCGATCGACCAGAGCACGACGACACGGCGTTCAAGGTGGCGAAGGCCGAGCATATGGAAGAGCAGCGTCGCAAACGCGCAGCGCAAGCGCGGCAATACGCCGAAGAAATGGCGGACGAGGAGGACGAATACGAGATCGACGAAGTGCCCCAACATCAGGGCACTACTTCTATAGAAGAGTTTGACGACGACGCCGAAGATCAGTGCCCCAATACCAGGGCACTGCCAGTGCCCCAATACCAGGGCACTCCTGAGAAGGCCGAAAAAAGTGAGTGCCCCGACACCGGGCCACTTAGTGCCCCGACACCGGGCCACTATATCGAGCGTAAGTCTTTATTCGATGAGACATTGCAGCGTCCTAAAGACATGAAAGACAGTAGTACTAGTATTTCTCAAGATAAAGTTCATACAGCAACAGCAAGCATCTCTGTAGGTCCGCTGATCGAAAAAGCCGCTGCTGTTGCTGACGAAAAGCCGGACGAAAAACGCGCTGAGGAAATCCGCCAATTCGCGCTCGCCATCACCAGCGCCGCGAACATGGGCATCGAAGACAAATGGGGCGAGCAGATCCACCCGATCAACTACGGCGCCTCGTCCGCACTGGCGAGCGAATTGATCACCGCGGGTGTCCCGATCGATCTCGCGCGACGCACGATCGTGAGTGTCTGCAAAGCCTCGAAGTTGTCGGCGCCGATGAAAGCCATCGGGTATTTCCGCGAGCCGATCTTCGACGCGTTTCGCGACGCTGAGCAGAAAGCGTTCGATGCAGGCGCACGCCAGATCGCCGGCAGCATCGGGTTGGCGTCGAGCGAGAACCGCGGCGGTGCACCACGCGCCATCTCAAGCGTGGTGCAGCAGGAGCTCGAGCGCGCAGAGCGCGCGGCGGAATCCGAGTACGACCACGAGCGCCGCGCCGCGGCGATCGCGTGGGGCGAAGCCAACGAACTCGAACTGCGCGGAATCGTCCGCGAGGTCGAAGCGCGCTACGACGGGTACGACCGGAGCTCGTCGTTCATCGGCCGGGCGATCAGCGCCGAGGTGCAGAAGCTGAGCGCCGATCGGTGCGGCTTCCCGAGTTTCGAGAACTGGCAATCGGAGAAAGCGGCGCGCGCGGCCGCAGCGGTGTGATCGTTCTCTAACACATCGATTACACAGCAGTCACACCCGAAACTGTACCGAAACCGGGTGTTACACTGTCTCTCGGTTAAGCGACGTCAAGAACGTAAAAGCACGGCACGGCACTTCCCGCCTGCACGATCCATCACAATTCGCTCATGATCAGGTCGGCACGATGATTCCGACGACCACGACGGCCACGCTCGCCTCACAGTCGACGCCGGTTGATGCGTACGAGTTGCATCAACGCGCGCAGCAATCGCTCGAGGCGCAGGTATTTCCGTGCACGTGTGACCGGGGCGCGGCGGTGTACGCGATGCCGCACGATCTGAGCATGACGAATCGCCAATTGCTCAAGCATCGGGTGATCGACGCACTCGCCGAAGGCGTGAAGATCATCGTGCTCGACTTCGTGCAGTGCGGCTACGTCGACTCGTCTGCGCTCGGCGTGCTGGTGTCGCTCAACAAAAAGTGCCGCGAGGCCGGCGCGAAGCTTGTGCTGTGCGGACTGAACGAGGATCTGCGCACCTATCTCGAGATCACGCATCTCGACAGCCTGCTCGCGATCGCCCTGAACGTTGACGCTGCGATAGCTGCTACACCGGCGTGAGTGGTGCCCGGCGCGGCGCATCGCCCGCTGTGGCGCGGGCACTCGAAGGCTCGTTCTCGAACGCGAGCGATAGCGGGCCGCGCGTGCATCCGTGTCCCAAGTGTGGCACGGGTACACTGCGATTCCCAACGGGCGAGTACGGGCAGGTATTAGAGCAGTGTGATAATCGGCGCTGCTTGAACGCGATCGCGCATCACCCCGAGCCGGATCCGGCACCGCGCAAAGGGGCGCATTCGAAACGCGGCCCGAACCCAACGAATAAGTCAGGGGTGCTGAGACGTGGGTGAGCGCGTGTTAGAACTCTCACGTCGTGAGCAAATTGTGAACGGGCTGGTGAGCTCGTACGGCACGTCGCGCGAGTCGGCCGAACGTGCAGCGGATCGCATCATCGCGCGTGAGAATGGCGACAACGCGCCGCGTGAGGCTCTCGGCAGGATGATCGACCGGGCAGAAGCGCAGGTCGCGATCGCCGAAGATGGTTCGGCGCTCACCGCCTTAATGCGCGGCGCAACGATCACGTCCGTGTCGATCGAACACCCGTTCCGCTTGAAGCGCGACCAGATGTCGGACGACGAGATCGGGAAGCTCGAGGACGAGATCCAGCAAGCGGGCTACAAACTTCTGCGCGCGCTCGGATTCGAGGTCGTGCACCTCTCACAGAAGCGTGCCTCTAAGCAGACGCCGGGCGTCGCGGACTCAAAGTTCTATCATCGCGTGCGGCGTCTGTCGTTTTGGTGGGAAGCCAAGATGGAGCGCGGCGTTCAATCGCCTGCGCAGCGCGAATTCCAAACCATGGCCGAGGCGTGCGGCGAGCACTACGTCGTCGGTGGCCTCGGCATTCTTCGCACGTGGCTCGCCGGCCGTCGCGTGTGCGTCTTCGGCGCGGACAACACGCCGATCCCATTACCGATCAAGGAACAAGCATGAGCCGCATGGGCGGTGACCTTCTGTTCCCCGTGGTCGGCGGCGCGATCGTCTCCGTGATCGTGTTCATTCTCGTCCGGTGGCGCGAGCCGAAGCCAAAAGTTGGACTGAGCTATGTCCAGTACCGAGAGATCGCGAAGGCCATCACTGGTCAGCCCAGTGAAGTCGTCACGTTCGACTCGCTGCATCCGTCGCGGGCCGTCGAGGTCGACGCTGATCGCTATCGACAAATGGGTAGTCATCGCGCGGAGCGCCTCGAGGTCATTCGGAGGGACCTGTACTACGTCTGCGTCGGCAGTGGGATGTCCGACTACGACGCCCGCCAAGCGGCGTGGCCTCCGGCGCCGATGGTGGTAGGGCACGATGTCGGCTGCAACTGCGCACGCTGCGGCGAAGCGTGGCTCAGAGACAAGAACTTGCCCGCAATGTTGTACTGGAAAGAGTACGCGAAACGTTCATAACACTCTTAACGGTCCCCACATGAAGATCGACCTCCACGTGAAGTCGCAGAGCATAGGCGAGTGCGAGCGCCTGACGAGTGAAGCACAGAACACGGCGACCCAACTCGCTACGGCGATGATCGCAGCAGGACACATCACACCGACGACCATGACGATCAAAAAGGAGCGCGGGCCGGAAACCGTCGTGGTCACGATCGCAATTGGCGCGTAAACACGCAATTCACATTTCTCTTAACTCATACGAGGACACGCAGCGATGGCACGTCAACAAGGCACGGTGAAGTGGTTCAATGACTCGAAGGGATTCGGCTTCATCACGCCGGACGGCAACGGCGCCCGCGATAAGGACTGCTTCGTCCATTTCACCGCGATCGAATCGCGCGACTCGCGAAAGACGTTGCGCGACGGCCAGCGCGTCGAGTTCGAGATCGGCGAGGGCACGAAAGGCCCGCAGGCGAACAACGTGCGGCCGCTCGACTGATTCACGGTGTTTGCGCCCGATCGCCCGATTTTGGAGCAATTCGAGCAGAATCGTCGCGCGAGGATCGCGTCAGAATGGCTATCGGACAGCTCGACATATCCCAGGTCATCCCACTTCCAGCATGAGAGAACTGCAATGGCAAGGAATGGAAACGTTGGCGCGAGAGCTATCGGCAGTCGGGTCTTCAACACCGATATGCCAGGGCACACGTCTATTCGTGTTGCTCCGTCCGACGGCAGTCCGCTTAAAAACGCCATCGAACGCATCACGGTTGTGACGACGCGTTTGCTCGGCGTGCAGCAAAACCTTGAGGGCCAGATGGATCGCGTTATCGGTCCGCTCAGCGGTGGCGCTAGTCCGAGTGATCGCGCGACGGACGGGAACGAAGGGACTCCGAGTGGTTTGGTGAGGCAGCTCCATCGCGCTGCGGACTTGCTTGAGAGGGTCACAGGCGATGTGGAATTCCAAGCCAGTCGCGCCGAGGCGCTCTGACCATGCCAGAACTCACAACGGTCGACATCGAGCCCATCGCCCGCGCCGCGCATGAAGTCAATCGCGCCTGGTGCCAGATGATCGACGACACCGCGCAGGTCGCGTGGGAGCAAGCGCCGCAGTGGCAGAAGGACAGTGCGATCACCGGCGTGAACAAGATCGTGAACGGTGAGATCACCGAGCACCACCAGTCGCACGCGAGTTGGATGGCGCAGAAGGAAGCAGATGGTTGGGTATTCGGCGAGGTGAAGGACGCCGACGCGAAGACGCATCCGTGCATGGTGCCGTTCGATCAGCTTCCCGCCGATCAACGGGTGAAGGACTACCTGTTCTTCACGACCGTCAAGAACCTGCTCTTCGCAATCAACGCGAGGGCCTGAGCCATGGCCGGCGTCGTAGCGAATCTCGCGAACGCGGATCCCGTGCTCGAGGATGACTACGGCGCCGGCCGCGCGCGGAAGAGAAAAGGGAAAGCGAAGTCGAAGAAACGCCGGACACTCGGCGAGAAGAAGCGCTCTGGCACATCGAAGAAGACCTCCCGCATGTACCGCGCGATGACCTCCGACTGGAGCTGAGCATGTCGTTCCAAGCCGTGCAAAAGAAGATCGCCGCGAAAGACGGGGTCCCGATGAAGAACGCGGGCGCCATCCTCGCGAGTGCGAGCCGCAACGCGAGCCCCGCGGCGAAGAAGAAGAATCCGAAGCTGTTGAAGGTGAAGGGCAAAGCGAAGGGCAAAGCGAAGGGCGCGAAGAAGGGAGCGAAGGCAGCGAAGCGTAGTGCGAAGAAGCCAGCACCTGCAGGACCGAGTCGACTCGCGCAGGCGATGGGCGGGATGGGCGGCGGTGCGGGCAGTTACAGCAACGGCGCCCAGTGCTAGGAGTTGCAGGTGTCGGTCTACTCGGCAGCGCGCGAGTGGATGGAACGCGAACTCGCCGCTGCTGAGGCCAGATGTGATCGCAGTGCGGCGCGGGTCATTGGGCTGCGCATCGTCGAGATCATGGAATTAGAGGACTTTGATGAGTGCTACCGTCTCGACCAACCCACCGCGCCGTGTACGTCAAACTGACCTCGGACGGATCGCAGTCGCGGTCAATCTCGACAACAACCGATCGGTGCGCGTCGAGGTGTACGGGGCGCACGCCAATCACGTATGGACAGTGCAGCCTTGGTACTGGTTTGGCTTGCGCGCGCATCGTGACACGTTCGCTCCGCCGTGTGGATTTCCGTTCGACGATGCGGATGAGATCCTCGAAGGAAGGAACCCGTATGAGTGATCGCCTCACGCAATTCGAACGACGCGAAGAGCGATGGCACACAGACGTCCATATGTTCTCGCACGGACTCGTGGCCGATCACGTTACGCGCATGACTCCACGACAGAGCCTTGTGAGTTGGCAACAAGAAGCGAATTACATCGAGATATTCTTTTGCGCCCGATCTCCTACCTCGAGCGACCGCTATGACACGCAAGGCGCCACGAGCCAGCGCTCCGCAGCTCGCACAGCGACGGGCCGAGCAAGTCGAGCGCGAGCAACTCGAGGTCGCCGATCGCTGGTGCCGACCGCCGCTCCCGTACGCACACAACTTCGCCGAGTTCACCTGCATCTGTCAGCGCCCTTTGAAGGCGAGCAACGCAGTCACTGAATGCCGATGTGGTCGACGGTGGTCAAGGACCTCCCTCGAAGAGAACGAGCCGTCCACCGATCTTCGCAGACTCCTCTACGTGCGGAGCCAATCGTAAATGAATCGTCGAGATTTCTTCCACCGCGCGTCGGGGATCGTCCTTGCTGCGATCGCGGCCGCTCCGATCATCAAGCGCCTGCTGCCTGCGCCGCACGGCAAGGTCGTCAGCCTCGACTATGTAGAAACGGGAGCCGACCTCAATCACTACCTCCCGGTGGTCGATGCGCCGCAACAGCTCTCGTTCGGCCCCTGGCACTACTACGAATTTGCATGCTACCCGGACGGCTCCGTTCGCCGTTGGCTCGACGGCGTAGAAATCACCGACGCATCGCCTGTATTTGAAATCTGGCCAGCACCGACCCGCGTGGAATCGGCCTGGAAGCTGGACTCGGCGCGGATCGGGCATCAACTGACCTCGGCACTGTGAACCGTCGCGACTTCCTGCAACGCGCTACGATCGTCGCGAGTGGCGCTGTCGCTGCTGACCAACTCGAGTTGCTCGATCGGCTCGGATGGGTGCGGCGGTTCTTCACGTCCGTTGCGATCGAGCCGGAGTGGAAACATCTCACAGACGGTCATCGCAACGGTGCCTGGATGACGCAACGGCAGTGGAATGAACTGCTGCGCGATGACTATTCCGCGCCAGTTCTACTCCGGAAAGCTCCGCTCAACACCGAGTACTTCCCCCGTATCGACCGCGTAGCCGCGGGTCGCTTTGGGTTCGTGAAGCGTGGTTGACGAGTCGATCGATTCCCCGGACGAACTTCCACGCATGAGCGACGATCTCGCGCAGTTGGCGCCAGCGCCGAGCGCACCCGTTGGCTACACCGCCGACGAAGACGACGAGGAGTTCGGCCCCTACTCGCTGAAGGAAGGGCGACAGATCCGGGCGTTGAAGGCATTCGTGCGCAGCGGCAAGGTCAAGGCTGCGTGCGAGGCGGCCGGCGTGAAGTACGCGACGTGGTATCGCTGGATCAACGAGGAGCCTGAGTTCCGTCGCGCCGCCAATGCTGCACGGCGTATGCTCGTCGGTGAGCTCGAGGACGAGGGCATCGCGCGCGCGAAGGACGGCTCCGACGTCCTCATCAAGTTCTTTCTCGAAGCGTGGGACGAGCGGTACAAGTCGAAGCAGACGATCGTCGTCGTCTCACCTGAAGTGCAGAATCGCCTCAAGCTACAGGCCGAGGCGATCTTCGATCTCTGCAAGCAACACCTCGATCCGGATACCGCGACGTTCTTTGGCTCGGCGATCGTCACGCGGTTGTCGGAGATTTGGGAGTGATTGCCGCGGGCGGATCACCACTCGCAAAAGCGTTCTACGTCGCGCACGAGCGTCTCGCCTCGATGCAAGGGCAAGCGGTCGTGCGCATCGACCCGTTGAAGCGGTTGTTCGACGAGTCATTCACCGACACGGTGTGGGAGTATGAGAACTCAAAAGTAGGTCTCATTCCCGGTCGCTTGCACGCGAAGCAGATCGAAGCGCTGCACAACACCTCGAAACACCGCTGGTTGTTCTGGGGCAACCAGGTCGGCAAGACAAGCTTCGCCGCGATCGACATGGCGTTGAAGGCACTCGGTCGCCATCCGTGGCAGATGACCGGCCGTAAGCGCATGCCACCGTGGACCGGTTGGGCGTCGGCGCTGACATGGGAACTGTGGGAGAAGATTCTCCTGCCCGAGCTGCTCACGTGGATTCCGCCATGGCGCATTGTGGATGCACCGACAGCGATGGTGCATTCCACCAAACGCGACATCGCCATACTCGCCGACAATGGCAAGCTGTCGCGCATCACCGGCAAAGCGGCAGAGCAGGGGTCGGACAAGTATCAGTCTGCGCGTGTCGATGACGTCTGGCTCGACGAAGAGCATCCGGAAGCCGTGTGGGACGAGATTCAGCCGCGACTCCTGCGCTTCGGGGGCGACACCCTCGGCACGATGACGCCGCTCAAAGGGATGGGGACGTTCATCTTCGGCCGCATCTACGAGCCAATTCGATCAGGACAGATCAACGCCGATCGCCATTGGTACTCGCACGCGGGGCTGCGCGACAATCCGGGCATCACGCCGGAAGCGAGACAAGAACTCCTTGAAGAACTCAAACACAATCCCTCGCAGCTCGCCGCGCGCGACGAGGGCAAGTTCGTTCGCCCGATGGGTGCAGTGCTCCCGTGGGATCCGGAAAAGCATCAGACGGCCGAGCAACCGACCGAGCAATGGCTCGAACGCATGCGCGCGCGCGGTGCGTGGGCTGCCGCGTTGGATCTCGGCAAGTGGCGATTCGCAATGCCGTTCGGCGTCGCCGACGAACACGGGACATTCACGTTGTTAGATGAGTACTTCTCGCAGAACGAAGACGCAGACACGCGCGCGAAGGGCATTGACGCGATGCTCAAACGTTGGCGCGTCCCATCTGGAATGGTTATCCCGGCAGACTGCGCCGATCCAGAAGGCATCAACGAATTGAACGATGCGTTGGAGCGCGTCGGTTCCAAGCACTCAGTGTACGCCATCCCTGGTGAACTCAAGAAACGCGCAGCCGGCATCTCTCGACTCGAGTCGATGATGAACCGCGGCGCATTCAAAGTCCGGCGTGGACTTGGCAGTGACCGCGTGTGGCGTCTCGGCATGAGCTCGAACAAACCGGGCAAGCCAGTGATGGGCTCACGATGGATGTGGGAAGCGTCCCACTGGCAGTACCCTGAAATGCCGGACGGGAAGATTCAGAAGGACGATCCGGACGATGCGAGCGCAGACGGCGCCGACATGATGGACGGGACACGCTATCTCGCGATGACGTACTTCCCGGGCGACGAAGAGAAGAAGGCGAAGCCCGCGCTAACGCAGCTCGAGCGGATCCGCAAAGAGCTCGAAGAGCTCGACCGCATCGACCACGACACGTATGAGGAACCTTCAAAGCGAGAAAAGTATGGAACCGTTCTTCGCCAGTAGTGCAATCGCTCTAGTGCTCGCGATTGTCGCGTGCGCATTGGCTATCGAACTGTATCGTTCACACAAGATTGCGTGCCAAGCGTTGCGCGGGATGGACATTCGCGACAAAGAGATCGTCGCTATCGGTGCACGCGCGACGGCTGCGGAGTCAAACGCCGCAGCATCACGCGCCGAACGCGACTTCGCGCGGACATCGTGCGATTTCTGGAAGACGTCCACCGAGTCGTGGCGCGGCGAAGCCTTGAAGCAGCTCGCCTTCGCGACCGACCAGAACGAACGCTTCGCCAAACTGATGACGGCGACGGCCGTGCAGGCGGCACCGCGCGAGAGAGAGGACGACGATTTCGGCGATCCGCCGACCGTTGCGGAATCCGATCGTCGCGTTGCTGAGGAACGCCGTGCACACGCTGATGCGCGCCGTGCAATCGGTGTCGCGGACGACGAGATGCCGCCGCGCCCGCGTGCGGTGCGCGACGATGATGATGATGACGACGAGGATCTGCGCGATGACATCGCCGAGGACTGAGGTGCGCGAGTGGTGGGGCGCCGACATCGTGCCGCGCATTCGGTGGCGCATCGAGATCGACACGATGCACTCGCTTTGCGATTCCGATGCTGTGCCGGTTGGGTACGGTCGCGCGTGGCGTGTGTCGGGAAAAGACGCATCGATCTTCATGCCGATGCCCATCAACGTAATTGCGCGTGCGATTCGAGAACTTTACTGGCGTGTGAAGAACCCAACGTTCGGTAGTCGCATCAGCGAGATGGATAAGCAACGTGAGATAGGGCGCAGCCAAGGATGGCGTGCGGGATTCACGGCTAGGTCGGCGATTGATCGAGTTCGACGTAACGAACTCGCGGGCGCTATCAAGTGCGACATGGAGCGTGATGACTAGGGTCGTTGCCACGTGGAAGCCATGGATGTGTTATTCAAACTTCCTCACCTGCGCGCCGGTCAACGGTGAGCATCTCCTGCGCTACCACAAGGCTGGATTCCGCGCCGACGTACGCGGCCTGTCTGGGCATGCGTTCTTCTCGTGCGATTCGTGTCAGCCCGAGACGTACATGTTCGTGGTCTTCAGCACCTCGCCCGATCCGCACGCGACGTGCTACCCGATCTCGCGCGAGTGTTATAAGCAGTGGGTGAACGATCCGACCGCGACAACCGCAAGCACGCCAGAGATGTTGCACCGGTTGCAAGACCCTGACGGCAATTCGCTCAACCCCACGTGGAGACCGCTGCGGAATGTTTAATACAGAATCGTTTATCCGCGACGCGGATCTGATCAACGCGTTTAGCGCCGGTCCGGTACACACGGACGGGCGAGATTCATCATACATCGAGTTGGCTGCGTCCCTTCGCCTCGTCGCTGAGATGGCGATCGCTGCATACCTCGATGGGCAGTTGCCCGGGAAGTTGCTTCAACTCGATCGTGTGACCGACGCTGTCGAACGTTTCACCGGAGAAGTGCTGAAGTGAGCGACAAACTCGTAGTCCCCGACAAACGCATCGTCTCGATCGACGAGGCCCGCGAAGAACGCGAGAACCGGAAGAAGCCACGCGGCGTCGACAGCAAGTACGATCTCTTGTCGCGGGTCGAAGCGGCTGAGACGTACGTGCCGAAGGAGGACATGGTGCGCCTGGTGAAGAAGATGAACACCGGCATCGCCGACGCGGCACTCGACGTCGGGCAGAAGATCTACGACCAGATCGCCGACGAGACTGACGCGCGACTTCAGGCGCACGCGCACGTGCTGATGCAGATGGTGCACAAGGAAATTGAGTCGCGGACGTTCCGCGGACGAGTGCGGGCGTTCTTCGCGCGGTGGCGCGACTACTTGATCGAGTTGGGCATTCTCAGCCCTATTCCCAGCGCTGAGAATGTGCGACTCGTCGATGCGAGCGAAGCGCTTGACCCGAATGTGCAAGAGCGCTTGACAGAAGAACGGATACAGGCGATTGAAAACGAGAGCGCCGAACAACATGCAACCGCGCTGTCGCAACTGGCTGATCGCGCTATCGCTCGCGCCGAGCAGTGAGAGGCCGGAAGCGCACGCATCGCGAGGAACCTGCCCGGTGTAGTTGTCAGCCGGGCAGTGATGCGCCGCGCGAACACGGGAAGCCGGGCGCGCGCGCAGCGGACCATGGCAATCCCTTCACACACAAGAAGGGCTGCATGCACTCGGAGTTGCAGCACACCACCAAGCCGCGACCGAAAGCGATTGTGGTGACACGATTGAGGTTACAGTGATCGTGTGCTGTAGATCTTCGACATCGCTCAAGATGCTCGGCGTTGCGCCGACCCGCATTCGCTCGTACTCTTAGTGCCTGCATGCACCCGCCCACCGCGGCGGTCAATCCGAGTTCCAAGCCAACTGGCGCCCGCCTCTGCGATCACCCGCAGGGGTTCGGGCGCCTTTTCACGTTCCCGCCCAAGCCTCGTTGGCCTCTCCTCAGCGCGCGAAACGCCGCTCTTCGTCGAAGCCCCGTGGGGGACGTAAGAGCGCTCGCGCGCGGGAAGACAGAGAAGACTCGAATCCGTTAGAAGAACTCGCGTACGGCGCACCGCCCTCGGTCGACGATACCGATGAAGCGAAAGCCGACTACGTCGTCGCTCGCGTGGCGATCCAAGACGATCACTACCGCGGCCTGTATAAGCAGTGGACGAAGGTGTTGCTCTTCCTCGTTCACAAACAGTGGATCCGCTACGACGAAGATCTCGCATCGTATCGCTCGGATTCCGACGTCCCGCCCTGGCGCCAACAGCCGGTCACGAACTGGACGTTCGCATTCTTCCGCGCCATCCGCGCGAAGCTCACCAAGAACCGTCCGTCGCTCGAAGTCGTGCCGCCGTCCGGCGACTCCGACGATCGCGAGAGCGCGAAGCTCGGCGAAGCGGTGTTGGAATTCCTGTGGCGTGTGACGAAGAGCCCGCAGAAGTTCATGCGCGCCGTGGGCTGGTTCATCGCGACGGGCAACGTGTTCTTCGACGTCGACTTCGACGAGATGGACGGGCGCGTTATTCCGAACCATGCGCTCGTCGAAGTCTCAAACCCGGACCACAACGGGAACGATCCGCAGTCGCGGGCGACGATGAACGTGCCGTGCGCGTGCGACGATGACGGTGAGCCGTACCGTCGCGACGACGCGGACGATCGCGAGACCGCAATCGACGGCGGGAAGCCCTACGATCTCGACCGCGAAGCCGATGGCTATCCGGAAGGCGAAGTCGCGCTCCGCGTGATCGATCCGTTCGCGACGCGCTTCGATCCCGACTGCGACGATCCCAACGAAGCGACGGAATGGTTCGAGTCGGAGTTGTGGCCGAAACAGAAGGTCATCGACACGTTCGGCCTCGACGACGACGAAGACTTCCGGCTCGGACTCGGCGAAAGCGATAGCACCGAGATGCGTGAAGAGTTTACCGATCGGCTCTCGCGGGCCGCCGCAGCTGAACCAGATCCGATCGAGGGCGCGTGGTCGTCGATGATGCGCGGCATCGACCAAGCAACCGGCATCGGTCACCGGGTGCTCGTCACCAAGTACTACCGCAAAGGCAGCATCGCCGAGGGCACGCCGAAGGGACGTCACTGGATTGTCGCCGGCCGCCTCAAGGTGTGGCCGAAAGCGCCAGGCGAAGAAGCGCCGCTGCCGAGCAATGCGCGTGACACGAGCGACGATGGTGACGACGACGAGTCACCTGAGAACGATGACGACAGTGCCGAGGCGACTGACGGCAACGACAGCCCCGACGATTCACAGAGTTCACAGAGTTCACAGAGTTCACAGAATCCTCAAGACGCGCCAGACGCCGATGCCGAGACCAGCAAAGGCTCGTCGCCAGTGGCCGCCGACGTCTACGAGGATGGCGAAGCGCCGTTGCCCTACGGATTCTGGCCGCCGCGCGTGTCCGCGATCTCGACCCCGATCCCAGGCCAGCCACAGGGCCGGGGCATCCTGCAGGAAGTCGTGCCGCTCAACGAGCAGTACAACACGCAGGACGGCAAAATCCTCGAGAAGCACGCCGTCGACACCATGGGTGGTGTGTGGTGGGTGATGCAGGAAGACAAGGACATCACCATCACGAGCGAGCCGGGTCAAGTCAAAGTCTCACGCGGCATGACGAAGCGCGGTCGTGAAGGCGCGCCGTTCCAAGCCACGCTGCAACCGTTGCCCGCGCCGGTCTACGAAGAGCGCGAAGTGTTGCAGGCGAAGATGCAGTCGATCGCGGGGCTTACCGGCGTCGATCTCTCGCAACGGCCGGAAGGCGTTTCAGCCGGTCGCGCGTTCCTCGTGCTGCAAGAGGCGTCCGACTCGTCGTTCATGCCCGATCTCACCGCGCTCGAGGAAGCGATCGAAGAGATTGGTCGCCGCGAGCTCGTGATCGTGCAGCGCGAGTACGACGAAGACCGCACCATCCGGATCCGCGGCGAACGTGGGCAGGCCGAGTTCCGCTCATTCAAAGGTGCTGATCTCGTCGACGGACTCGATGTGCGCGTGCAAACCGGCTCGATGTTCCCGTGGTCCAAGTCCGCGCAGTTCGACACGAAGATGAGTTTGATCCAGGCGTTGCCGGGTCTCGTGATGAATCTGGCCACGGGCCAGGTCGACCGCGAAGCGCTGGCGAAGTACCTCGAGACGGGGAACGCGGGCCTCACCGCATTCGAAGCGGACGAAGATCCGGACATCGTTGAGTTCGAGCGTGAGATCGCGCTCTTCGAATCGTATGATCCGATGCAGGGCTCGAACCAACTCCCGCAGCTCGGCCCGTGGATGAACATCCCGGTGAAGCAGAAGTTGTGTTACGACTTCATGAAGCGGGACCGGTCGCGCTTCGATCGCTGGTCACAGCCCGGACAGCTCGCATTCCTCGACTGGATGCAGCAGCTCGCGGCGGGCGTGCAGAAACTCGTGGACGCCGTAAATCCCGCCGCGCCGGCCGCTCCCCCGGGGAATGTGCCGCCCGACCAAGGTGGTGGCGCTCCTCCGGTCCCTGGTGGTGCGCCTGGTGGCGCGCCTCAGCCTGGCGGTCCACCGCTCCAACTCGTGGGACCGGGTGGCGACGCTGGCAAACAGAACACGCCGATCGCGAACCGTGGCACGGATCAAATGCAAATCACGGCGGCGGATCGTTCGGCCGCTGGTCAATAGCATCTATAGAAGTACGCTCGTTCACAAACTCATATCAACGTACTGAGGGTACTCGTATGGCCGATCATCTCGAAGACACGACGACCGACGACGCGACCGACGAACCGGGTGGGGGCCGCGATGCGTTCATGGAGCGCATGTCCAAGGTCAAAGTCGAGAGTACGGACGAGGGTGATGCGGCCGACGACGCGGATGACAGTGACGCAGGGGACGACGACAGCGACAGCCCCGACGAGACCGACGAGGACACCAGCGGTGACGCTGAATCCGACGAGGACGACGAGGCGGATGACGATACGGACACCGACGACGAGGAGGATGACTCCGAAGACGTCGAATCCGATGACGACGCCGATGACGCTGACGACGAAGAGGAAGATGACGCGTCAGACGAAGCGGATGACGCTGCGGATGACGAGGACACATCCACCGACGAGACGAAAGCGGCGCTCGCTCGGCATGGGGCAGATCTCACGCTCGACGACGTGCCGGCGAAGTATCGGCCACTGATCGAGGCGAAGCTCAAAGCGCTCGACGCACCGTTCACCCGCGCGTTGATGGAAGCCCGTGCCTATCGGAGCGAAGAAAAGAAGTTCCGCGCCGACGAGGCGTTCCGCACGCAGAACCAAGATCTCGTGATCGTGGAGATGCTCCGCGCGAATCCCGACCTCATGGCAAAGGTGAACAAGCACCTCAATCGCATGGACCCGGGCGAAGACGGTGCGAATGCCGAGAGCGCGAAAGACAACGAGGAGCTCTTCAAAGAGCGTGTGAAGAACGCGCGGAAGAGCGCCACCGATGTCGTCGACGAGCAGGACAAAGAGACGCAGAAGATCTTCGCACGAATCGACGAGGTGGAGACCGATGCGCGGAACGCGGCACGCACGTTCAAAGTGCCGTACACCGACACGCTCGAGCAGTTGTTGGAAGCGGCCGTACTACGGAAGCCCGAGAAGGAACGCAAGGACGGGCTCACGACGGCCGAGATCAACGACATCGTGAAGAAGCACGCCTCGGACTATCACCGCACGACCGGCGCGGTCCGTCGCGAAGCGAGCAAGACGCGCGTGCAAGAGCGCGCCGAGAAACACCGCCGACCCAAACCCACCGTGCGGGTCAAAGGCGGCGTCTCGACACACAACGCGCGCAAGCCCGAGAAGATGAAGATCGACTACAACAACGCCGAGTCCCGGCAAAAGGGATTGCTCGCCGTCGCGAACCGCGTGCATCGCAGCGGGCGCGATCGGTAACACCGACGGTAGTCGATCCGAGAAGTCGAAGGAGCACGCTCACAACAGTTCAACAACTCACCTCACCAGCAACCGCCCTGCGCTCACTCGAGCTGCGGGGCGTTTCGCATTCTAGGAGGTTCTGATGTCAGGAATTACCGTCACGCGGGCGCAGTGGGATGCGCTCCTGCAGGACGACTACGTCCTCGACGGCATCAAGGTCGCCGTCAACAAGGCGACGCCGTTCAAGACGAAACTCAAGCGCGTCGGGATGACGGCCGGTCGTCGCCGCATTTATCCGGTGCAAGTCGGCATGTCGCAGGGCAACGGTGCCCGCGGCGAGGGCGAGGAGATGCCCGACTACGGCGCCGAAGAGTACGTGGACGCGATCGTCCAGTGCAAACTGAACTACGGCACCTTCAAGGTGACCGGCCCGGCGATGGAGTTCTCGAACAACAAGGCGTGGGTCGAGTTCAGCGATCGTCAGCTCACCGGCACGAAGGAAGGGCTCACGCAGGACATCGGCCGCCAGTGCTGGTCTGATGGCTCGGGCAAGCTGTGCCTCGTTGCCGGCGCGCTCTCCGCTGGTGTCAGCACGGCGACGGTGGACTCGGCGTTCGGTGTGGCGTGGGGTTCGACCGCATCGCGCACCACGACGCAGCTCCGCAAGAACATGAAGTTCGCGTTCGACACCGAGGACAACAACGGGATCGGCTACACGATCACGAGCGTCAGCGGCACGACGTTCAACTTCTCGCCGCCGTTGCAGACGAGCGTCGCCGACAACACCGCGATCTACAAGAAGAAGGCGAAGAACAAGGAGATCTCCGGATTCCTCCGCTTCGTCGCGACCGCGTCGTTCATGACGTCGGTGCTCGGCCTGTCCGATGCGATCTACAACGGCATCGACCGCGCCGCGTTCGACGCGTGGGAAGGCAACGTCGTCAATGCGTCCGGTGCCGCGCTGTCACTTGCGTTGGTGCGACTGCTCAAGGACACCGTCTTCAAGCGCGCCGAGGATGAAGAGTCCAACCTCTGCATCAACTCGACCGAGATCAACGCGGCGTACGAAGCGTTGCTCACGCCGACGCAGCGCAACGTCCCGCCGATGAAGCTCAAGGGCGGCTACACCGCACTCGAACACGACGGGTTGCTGCTCACCAAGGACTCGAAGGCGCCGACCGGATCGTTCCAGGTCATGAACACGAACTTCATCGCTTGGGCACAGACGAGCGATCCGAAGTGGGACGATGATGGTTCAGGCATTCTGCACCGCGTGCAAGGGCAGGACGCCCGCGACGCGCTGCTCAAGTGGTACTCCGAGCTCGACGTCGAAGAGCCGCGCCGTCAGGGCATCCTCTACAACGTCAACGTCGGCTAACGCTGACGCCCACGCGGGCTGCGATCTCATCGACGGTCGCGGCCCGCTCCCTTTCAGTCATCATCGGAGAATTCTCATGCAGGTTTTCAGCAGACTGTCTCGAGGCGTCGGGCGCCTGGGCGTGATCGGCGTGGCGCTGCTCGTCGCCGCGCTCGCGATCTTCGCACTCCCGACCCATGCAGTGCATGCGGCGCAGCATGTCGCGTCGTTCGTCGCGCAGCACGACACCGCCAGCTACATGTCCGCGATCGCGGGCGTTGGCATCATGGGCGCGCTCAAGTCGGTCTCGGCCGACAATGACTCGTTCCCGTCGCGAATTTCCGTGTTGCAACAGTACAACGCGCTCGCGAATTGGGTGTCGTACACCAACCGCAACCGCGTCATCGCCGCAACGGTCGCATCGCTGCCCCAAGTGGCACAGGCCACGACGGCGACGAAGGCAAAGACCACGCAGGCGACTGTGCTGTTGAATGGCGGCGCGGTGAATGCGCTCGCGGCCACGGACAACTTCTGGACGCTGACCGGGGGCGTGATCGCGGCGGGCCTAAGCCGCAAGTATTTGCTGCTCTCGGACGGCTCGGATGCCGCATCGGTGCTGGCCTCGGACGATCAAGCTGTCGCCGCGAACTGCTCGTTCCCGGGACTTCCGGCCGATGGCTTGGCGCCGGTGGGCAGCGTCACGATCACCTGCGACGCGACGCACACGTTCACCCCGGCCACGACGAACCTCGCCACGGCCACCGGTATCACGGTGACGTTCTCCGACGGATGGGTCGACGATGCGTCGCTCCCGTTCGGCGCCATCGTGCCGAAGTAAGGCGGCGATCATGCCTCTCTCAGCCGACACGAGAAATCGCGCGAGTTACGCGTTGACGAGCAACGACGCAGCGAAAGAGCTATGCGACGCCGTCGACGCGAATACCGCCGCGGATGCGGGCACCGTGGTTTTCGGTTACAAGACCGCAGGGGCTGGCATTGGTGGTGTCGTCACGCAGGCGACGAGCCGCAGCACGGCCGTCACCCTCAGCACACTCTGCGGACAGATCACGACGAGCAGTGCATCGCTCGCCGCCGAAGCCGCCGCAGAATTCACCGTTACGAATACGCAGGTGAAGCAGGGCGACGTCGTCGCGTTGTGCCAGCAGTCCGGTTCGAACGGTGGCAACACTGACGCGTACGTCTCCACAGTCGCCGATGGATCGTTCAAGGTGAAGGTCGCGAACAACAATCCCGCAGCCGGAACCGCGGAAACGGGCGCGATCATTCTTAACTTCGCGATCATCCGGGCCGTCGACTCCTGATGAGCATTCGATAATGGACGCTCCGCAGTCCGGCGAAGAAGTCGCACGCGTGGTCGATGCGCTTCGGCGTATCGACCCGCTGCTCGACGTGCGATGGAATCCACAAGCGATCAAGACGAAAGCGGCGTCGTTCGATGCGTTCGGCTGCGCGCGCAAAGACGCCGAGTACGATGGCCGGTGGGAAGTCATTCGCTACAACACACCGGGCTTGAGTGATCGCGGGTGGGTGCGCATCACCATGGTTTGCGCCGTCGAGTACACCACCTCGAGCAAGGGTGGGCGCTATCCGATCATGCTGCACCAGGGACCGTACGCGCCGTTAGGGCCCTGGCTCGTCGACTACATGGCGTTGTGGGACCGCGCGAATTCGGCGTGGATAGACGCCATGGCCGCTGCGCGCGACGACCACGATCGCGCGGAAAGTTGGATGCGGGACGACGAGAAGGCGGGGCACCAGGAAGTCTTCGAGCGGTTCTATCGCGAAGAGGGCGGCGTCACCCTGGTCGGCGGTGCCCAAGGCAAGACGGAGAATGCGCCGTGGCTCGGGACGGCGAAGCGAACATCATCCATCGAAGTCGTTTCCAGATAGATCAGCACCACCAGATCAGCACTGACAACCTTTCTACCCGCAGCGAACAGGAGCTCGTGCTATGCCGTGGAGTTCAGACGCGAAGTGGCAACCGGGGCCAAATGATCATCACGTGGCGACGGTGCCCAAGCCTGGCGACGAAGGCCAAACCATGTTGACGATCGCGCCCGGCCTCGGGAAGGATGAACCGAACGAGGGTGCGCAGCAGCGACTCCGCAAAGGCGAAGATCGTGCACGGGCGCTGAAAGAGCAGGCACAAGCCGCGTTGGCTGCTGCGGACAAGCGCGAGGTGGAACTCAACCAGCGCGAAGAGGAGATGCGGAAGGAGCGCGAGTTGTTCAACATCGAGCGCGAGCAATTCAATCGCGAGCGCGCCGCGAAGAAGCAGGGCAACCAGGGCGGCAGCAACTAGGATGGGCGCACTGCCGAACGATGCGGCGACGGATCGACTGCTGGCGATCGCGAATGCGGCCACCACGGTCGAAGTGCTTCCGGATTCTCGGACGTCGCACGTCGTCACGCCCAAAGGCGCCATCGATCGCGGCGTGCTTGGGTTCTGGGTGCCGGTCTTCTGTGCGAGTTGCGGGGCGGATGGCGGTCTGTGTCCTGAAGAGAACATGACCTTCATGTTTTTTCTCTGCACTCGATGCTATGGGTTGTACGGCGACATCGCCGGCACGTACGCGATGCCCGACGAGATCTTCTTCGCGCGCGTGCGGGAACTCGAAGCCCAGACGTTCGGCCGCAGCCTCACGCTGGAAGAACAGATCGAGCAACTCCGCAATCCGGACAGCGCGCATTCGAAGCTCGCGCGTGATCGTGCCAGTCTCACCGTCCGGATGTAATCAGCAGAGTGGCATGACAGTTTTGTAGTTCACAACGCAGTTCACAGGGCAGTTCACAATTCAGTCAACACGCAACCGCCTCGCGCCCAATTGGGTGCCGGGGCGGTTTCGTCATTCTAGGGGGAGAGTTCCATGCCGTTCATCTACTCGGTCACGCCCGGTGCGGAACAGACGTCGAACGGAACGGGCGGTACGGAGAACGATTCGTTCTTCATCAAGGCTGGCTCGACGCGCAACGTCGCGTTGCAGTCGCTGATTGGACAGGGAAAGGCCAACGCACTCACGGCCATCTCTGGCCTCATGGTGCGCATCAAGAAGTGGACGTCGACGGCCGCCTCGGGTGGCACGGGCATCACGCCGACGCCGCGCGATCCGGGCATGCAGGCCGCGAAGGGCACCGCCGGCTACGCGACGAGCGCGGTGACGACGGGCACCGGTGGCCCTTCGGTGATGGGGGCCTTCGGTATGGGCGCCTCTGGCCCGGGCGGATGGGTCGCCGCAAACGCCGACAGCCCGATGGTCCTCGAAGGCGCGGCCACGCAGTCGATCGACGCGTTCGTGAGTTCTGGCACGGCGACGATGAAGTACGAATTGTCGGCAGAGACGATCGAGTAAGCACCGTACCAACGCGGGCGTACCAGCAACCCAACGCTGGTGCGCCCGTTTGTACTTCGCTCATTGAGAAACGCTCGTCATCCGAGTTGCCACCGCTCGTCACCCGCTCGTCACCCGCTCATCTCTCGTTCGAGGTCTCCATGAATCGCGTCTTCGTCCTCGCCAGCACGCGTTATGTCCCTGGCGACGACTCCGTTTCAATCACGGTGAATCAGGCTGAGCCGAGCGATGCGCGGTCGATCGAGATTCACACCGTGCAGAGCGAGCTCACGGCGCTCGCCGTGTCGCCGAATTGGGGCGACGAACATGTCCGCGCCGCGGCGAAGGCGGCACTCGAGGTCAGTCACGAGGGCGACAGCATCGAAGTGCTGACCGCAGTCGACTGGATTCCTCGATGGAACGCCATCGTGGGACGACGGAAAGCCAAGGCCGAAGAAGCCGCGCAACTCGCAGCGCAGGCCGTCGACGCGGCTGCGGCCGCCGCCGCGCAGCTGTAAGCGCGCGGCGTCGTGCGCACCATCACGCTCGATCCACGAGGCCTTGGTCGTCGGAGCCGCTCTAGTAGCGGCTCTGGCGTTGCGCCCGCGACGCAGCTCGCGTTCACGACGCAACCCTCAAGTACGGCGACGAGTGGCAGCGTGATCGCACAGCAACCGGTGGTGCAGTTGCGAGACGCGTCCGGTGCATCTGTCGCACAAGCCGGTATCGCGATCACGCTGTCGATCGGCAGTGGCACGGGGACGTTGAGCGGCACCGCGACGGTGAACACCGACGCGATCGGCAAAGCGACATTCACGGACCTCGTCATCACGGGGGCGTCGACGAATACGCTCGCCGCGGTGGCGACCGGGCTGACGGGCGTGACGTCGAGTTCGATCACCGTTTCCTCGTCAGGCTTCTCCAACCCAGATCTCATGTGGTCTGGATGGGGCGGCACGACGCTCCAGAACTCCGGGTTGCTGGCGAACGGGAACCAGTGGGATACGGACACGCAGGGGCACGTCAACCAGACGCCGATCGCGAACCCGACCGGCGTGCAGCCGTGGAGCGGAACGAACAACAAGGTCATCGATGTCACGTACGACCCGAGCGCGGATTCAAACGCTGGCATCCTCGTGCTCCCCGATCTCGCCCACACGCCGTTCAAGCTCGGTTACGGGTCGACGCACTACACCGCCTTCTGGATCTACGTCACCGCCGCGGGCACGATCGGATCAAGCACGCTGCGGAAGTGGCTCTACGAACGGTGGGACTCCGGCCACGGCAGTTCCGGCGATCCGGATCACGTATGCCGAGGGTTCGGCGCGCAGATCGGCGGTGAGACCGACTCCGCGACATCGCAACTGTGGAATAGCAACACGGCGAACTCGCTCGTCACCATCGCGACGTGGCACTACATCGAGGTCAAGACGGTCTGCGATAGTGCCAAGAACGCGGGCGATGGCAAGGTCACGATGTGGTTCGACGACGAGACGACGCCGATCCTGCAGGATGTCACCATCGCCATGACGACACCGAGTTCAGCCAGTGGGGCGCTGTGGTTTCTCGATTGGGTGCGCATCGGGGCGCAACTTGAGCTGGGCGCCACCGGTGAGCATCGCTACATCGGCCCTGCGGCGATGTCGACCACCCGCATCGGCAAGCCGAGGAGTAGCTAAATGTCACTCGCCCTTGTGCGGCATACCTCGGCCACCGCGACGCAGCGGATCGGAACACGATGAGAAATAGATAATGACAGCATTCTCACAACAAATCACTGATACCGCCAACGATGGTTTTGACACTGAAGGCGTGTACAATGCGTCGTTGGTATCGGCTGGTGTATTTCAAGACGGCGGGGATAGATCGTCAACCGGAGTGACGTCATTTGCGCTCACCAGTGTAAATCAAGGCGCGACTATTAGCAGCGGGACGCTGACGCTCACTCCGACAAACGTTGTTGGGACGAACCATGCACTCAAGTGCTATGGTCAAAAGGTTGCGAATGCGACGGTTGGCTCTAGCGGCAACAAACCAAGCGCCATGACGCCTGCCACTACCGCAGTGGTGACCTATGGCCCGCTGACCGTAACGGCACCCGTGGTGTTCGACGTGACAGCGATTATCCAAGAACTGGTAAATCAGGGCACATGGGCAGCAGGGAACCTGATTAACCTGATCGTCGCGAACAACGGGATGACTGGCTCGCCGGATCGTACCGTGAACTTTGCCGATGTCGCGACTGTACCAGCGAGTACTGCAATCCTCGCTTTCACGTACGTGAATGGTGGTGGCGGCGGAAGTATTGTCGACGAAGAGGCCGGACAACCACTGCGAACACCGCAACGCATGGCGCCGAGCGTGCCACCGCGTCGCATTCCATCGGACGGCATCGAAGACGTACCGGTATTTGTAGCGCCGACGTTTGCGGACGACGAGACAGGCAGTAAGCTGCCGGCCCCAATTCCATTCGTGTTCACGATTCCACATCCGGGGTCGTGGGACGAGGTCGACGAAGCGCCGCCGTTCCTCCCCCTCACTGTCGACGACAACGAGTGGGTACAACTTCCAGCGCCGCAGTCGCCACGCGTCATCAATCCGATCGCCGTGCTCGCGGCAATCTTCGGCGGTCGGATGCCCGGCGCGAACGACGATGTGGGTTCTCTCACAGACGTCGTACCACTGCCGATCGATGATGACGCCGGGTTCATTGCGCGACCGCTCGTCTCGAACGCGCTGCCGATGGCCGGTGCGACGTTCGCGGTCCCGGGCAGTGAGGAGTTCGTTCCGCCTGTCGTCGGTCTCGCGCTTGCTGCGGAAGACGACCTCGCCGTCGTCCGCGTCCCACGCGTCGCGCCCCCCGCCGCGCCGCAATTGTTCATCGGTGCTGATGAGGACTTTGGCATCCTCCCGACCGTGCCGCTGTCGGTCGAGGAGACTGACGGGCCGACCGGAAGTGATTCGATCAGCATCGCGTCGCGACTGCGGGCGATGCCGTTCTTCAACGCGATCACCACGCGCGCGTTGCAACTCGTCGACGACTTCTTCGCGCCGTTCGTCGATGATGGGGGCGACGGGGGTGATGGCGGGGACGGTGGCGACGGCGGAGATGGAGGAGATGGGGGCGATGGTGGCGATGACGACTGTCTCTGTTGCGCTGATCTCACGCCCTATCGGTGGTCGCCGGGCGCCGTCACGTGCACGAATCAGCGGATCATTACCACGCCGTCGCCGACGTCCTCGCTGTCCGCGCGCGACATCATCGAGCAGGCGCGCATTCGGCATTGGTCGTTCATCGACGTGCAGTTGAACGATGGTTCGGCGTTGCTCTGGCTGAACAACTGGCAGCGGGCGAAGCTCCTGAAGTACCGCGAGCAAGTGCGGCCGTTCGTCGGACAGACCACGACGTTCGATCTCTCCCCCCATGGTCAGTTGTACGGCGTGAGCCCACTCGGCGCGCTCTTTTTGCGCGACGATGCGGGCGACGGATGGGAAGCACTGACGAGCCAACACCAGCAGCCGTTCGTCAACACCGACCTTCCCGAAACGCTCGGTGATCCGTTCGGCACGCTTGGTGGCGCCGCAGGGCTCCCGCTACCGCCCGACATCATCACGCTGTTCCTGCTGACCGCGAACTATGAAGATGGCCCTCCGGTATCGGTCGTGGTCTCTGCCGAGAGCGCGCAGGTGAACTGGCCCAAGCAACATTCGGCGCTCGAAGCCACGATCGCGAACAATCGCGTGTATCCCGTGCGTCGCGCGCCGCTGGCGGGCACCGACCAGTGGGACGCGGTGCGGAACGTGTCCGTGCGGCATCTCGCACTCACGACCCTGACCTCGCTCGATGACAAGATCACCGTGCCGGCCGTCATGCACGAACCGCTCATCGCGGGGATGGCCGAGCTCTTTGCCAATCAATCGCGGCCGTGCACGCAAGCCGAACGCGTGATGTTCGCCGAGAACGCGCGGCGTGCGGAAGAAGAAATGGCCAACGACGGCTTCGACATGGTCGCCGAGGTCCGTCAGAACCGAGTCATTTACAAACGCTAATACTAGTCCCGTCGCGCTCGTAGTTCCCAGTCGTTCCGTCGTCGCTCGCCACAACTCGTCACTCGCCACCGCCCTGCGCTCCGCTTGGAGTTGCGGGGCTTTTCGTTTTTGGAGGGTCGGATGCCCGACAAGTTCTTCGGCACCACTGCCACGGAAGAGAACGCGCTGCTCGACAATCTCTGGCCGTTCCTCACGGGCGTGAAGGCGCTTCCGACTGGTCGCCTCGGTCCGGACCTCAAGAGTTTCCTCACCAACAACACGGCGTTCAATCCACGCGACTTCGGCGCGGTGGGCGATTCCGTGACCGATGACGCGTTGGCGTTCCAGAAGTGCATGAACGCGGCGGCGGCGGTGACGAACAGTCATTTCGAGATCACCCCAGGACGCTATCGCCTGACCAAAGGCATCGCCGTCCCTGGCGGCAACATCGAGATCTTCGGGCACGGCGACGCCTCTGAGATCATCTGCGACTACAGCGGCACGTCGTCGCAGGACCAGATGATCATTTGTCAGAACTTTGACAACATCACCGTCCGCGACTTCAAGATCGGTGGGCGCAACGCCGGTGGCGTGAGCAATTTCAACGCGGCGCACTTCCGCGTGCTGCGCATGAGCATCACTGGCGCCACCCTCCCGAACTCGCACGGATTCTGCGCCGGGATTTTCCTGCAGCAGATCGACGATGCGACGATCGATGCGAATCGGCTGAGCGGCAACGGGAATCTCGGCGGCGAAGGACACGCCGACATCTGTTGCAACATCGGCACGTACCAACTCACGAATTCGCGCATCACGAACAACCGCTGCACGTCGACGCTCGTCAATCAGAACATTGCGATTTTCGACCCGTGGAACGTGCTCGTGCAGGGCAACGAGTGTTCCGGGGCGCGTGTCTCGCCGATCAATCCGGGACGCCAGGGCTACGGCATCCTCCTTTATCACACGTCGACGGTCGACGTTTCGCTCGTGGGTCGCTGCCGCATCCTGACGAACGATGTCCACGACGTCGCGGGCTCAGGCATCTACATCCAGAACATCCGTCACAGCCTGGTGAGCAACAACACCGTGCTGAACGTCGCCTCAGGCCAAGACGATGGCTCGTTGCCGACGGGCGGCATCGCGCTCGATGGCGACGGACCGTACGTGGCAACGGGGAATAGCATCGACGGCAGCACGAAGGACGGGATCTGTATTTCGGTGAACGTCGCCGGGACGACCGTGAGCGGCAACCACATCACCAACGCGCTGAAGAACTCGATCGCCATCCGCGGCGTCTGCACGGACGTGAACATCACGGGCAACGTCATCACCAATATCGGTCTCTCGGGCATCGGGAGTTGGAGCGACGCGCCGGCCACGCGCATCAAGATCGCGCACAACGTGCTGCGCACGCTCTTAGGCATCGGCACGTCGATCGGCATTCTCTCACGCCCCAGCACGTCGCAATGGTCGATCACCGCCAACGACGTCACCGACATCGGGAGCAACTCCGGCTACGCGATCAACGGGACGCTGCACTCGTTCGATCAGAACAAGGCGGAAGACCGCTACGTGCGCGAGACGTTCTCGAGCAACATCGGCGATCAGGATTATCAGATCTTGTCGAGCGACCCGATCACCATCGTGTTCTCGAGCGATCTCTCCACGAATCGGGTCGTTGCGGCACCGACGGACAATCTGCTCAAGGGCCATCGGCATCGCGTCGTGCGCACGGGGCTCGGTGCTGGCGCGCTCAACGTCGCGGGGCTCAAGACGATTCCGGCGAATACCGCCGCCGTCGTGGAATTTGAACTCGATGATGCGCCGTTCATCAACACGTTCCACCTGACGAGCTACTCGCTCCTGTAACACTCGAACGCTCGCACGCGCGCGTCCCTCCTTCTCGAATAGGAATCGCTGATGTCAACGACCGTTCAGATTCTCGTCGAGGCCGCGTACAGCCGGTCGACCGCGAATGATCCGGGAAAACTCGCGACCGATGGTGAGCTCGTCGCCCTCGCCAATCGCATCTACCAGGTGATCTTCGCAGCGTCGGCCGTCGCCGCGCCAGAACGCTATCTCTCGCGCGCGACGATCTCGCTCACCGGCAATCCGGCGAGTGGGGCGTTGTCGGCCGACATTATCGATGTCCGTCGCGTGCAGCGGGCCGACGGCACGAAAATCAACGTGATCCCGGTCGAAGAGATCGAGCGGAGTTGGCATCTCGCACCAGCGATGTACCGGCAAGCGGAGCTCCTCATTTCGCGCGGCAAACCCGGCGACCCTGTTGGCGAACCGGTCACGGTCTTCCAACTCGATGCGCCCGCGTCCCTCACGGCGCTCACCGATGTGCTCGACGCGCGCTTTCCCGTGCGCCATCTCGAATTGATCATCGTGGAGATGGCGACGTATCTCGCGACGAAAGATGAGGGACGCAATGCGTCAGAATTCGCGGCGCTCAAGACGTACCGCGATCAGCAGTACGCGCTCTTCATTCACCTCTCCGGTCTCTCGATGACTGCGCTCACGTCACCGCACGGTGGCATCATCATGCAGCGCCTGCAGTCGCTCATGCAGCAAGGACCGGGTACCGAGTAAGTGGCTGGCCAAGTCCTCTCGGTTCCTGGCTTCGGCGGCGGGATTGTCCTCGAAGGATCGTCCGACGCACAACGCGTCGACGAGCTCACGGCGTGCGATGGCTACGACATCGGACCGCGCGGACAACTCGTCGCGGCCTCGGACATCACGCCGTATGTCGATGCGACCGGATCGGGCGATCTCGATCTCGTCTATGCGCTCCATCCGCTACCCGCACCCCAACTCCCGCAGATGCTCTACGTGGGTGATGAAGCCGGTGCGACCTTCATCGGCGTCGCGGAACTCAATGGAACGGTGTTTGGCGGTGTGAACGTCGGCGGAGGCCATGTCGCCCGGTACGTGGTGACGTTCGCGACGCTGCCGTATGTCTTCGGCGGCGAACAGACGTGGCTCACCTTGGCCGCGCTCTCGGCGCGCCAAGCCTTCCCGACGCGCCAAGGGATCGGGCTGTATGTCGTGGTCACTGATCCGAGTGCCGGGCCCGCCATTAGCGTGTTGCCAATCAGCGCCTTCGATGCGCTCGGCACGGGGCCAGATGGCGAATTCTCTGGCGGCTCGAACTCGCAGCAGCTCTTCCCGCGGCTCGTCCTCGCGTACAACGGCCACATCTTGCTCGCGGGCTTCGACTCCAGCGACGCGGCGACTGGCGATGGTCCGAATCGCGTGATGTTCTCGAACATCAACCAGCCGCTCAAATACGGATTCGACGCGGCCGAGGATGACATTCTCTCGGGCGATGCCGATCCGAGTGATCGCGCGTTCGTCGATTCTGACGCGATTCTCATTGGTGGGGCCGGTGTCATCGTCCGCGCCATGACGGTCTGGGCGCAGCGCGCGTGGGTCGGCACGAACGAAGGCCTCTACTTCATTGAAGGGTATGGCCGCGACTCGTTCAAGAACAATGGCGCGTCGCCGGTCGCGGGCACGCAGAATGTCGTCGGGCCGCACGCGCTCATCGAAGGGCCCGATCGCTTGCTCCATGGGGTCGGCGACAACGGCCACTGGACGTTCGATGGCGCGGAGACGACCGACGTCGGCGCGAAATTACGAGATTTCTCATCCAAGTCCTTTGGATATTGGGATCTCATCTGGACCGATCCGTTTCGGACGCTCGCGAGCTACCCAGGCCAGACCAACCAAGATCTCGTCTGGATGATGGCCGACAATGAGCTTGGACAGGTGCTCATCGGCATTCCGTATTGCAATGCGACCGTGGGATGGGGCGCGGGCAGCGACACGGTGGTGCTCAAGTACCATGTGAAGACAGGCGGCTACACGCGCCAGGTCTTCACGGGGAAGATCATTCTCAGTGCGGCGCAGTTCCGCCGCGAGCATACCGCCGACAAGCAACGCTTTTTCGGCGGCACCGCGACGCTCGGCACGCTCATCGCGAAATACCGGGAGAAGGCATCGCCGGCCGACAGCCCGGTGCTCGCGAGCCCATTGCCCGACGTGACGTTCGGCGAATACGCCCCCTTCGGTCCGAACGGCGTTGGCGTCATGCGAAAGCGCTACCTCACGATCGCGTGGGAAGTCTCGTTCGCCATTCCGACCTTCGTGTTCAGCATCATGCCGACGATCGACGGACAAGCGATGGCGTCAGCGGTCCTGACGATCAGTCCGAACTCGCCAGCGTCGCCGCAGGATGGTGATCGATGGGTCGACACGTCGGGCACGGACACGAATATCGGGAACGGCACAGCCGGCGACATCGTGCGCGCGAACTCCAGAGACTATCTCGTCAAAGTCTGGAAGGCCTCGTTCGGCAAATGGATGCCGGTTGGCGGCGGCGCGCAGGGGACTCGCGTGACTGTCCCGATCACATTGGACTATGCGCGCGGATCACGGCTCAAGGTCCGCGTGCAGTGCACGGCTGCCGATCACCGGTTCCAGATCGAGAACTTCTCGGAAGATCCGACCGCGATCCGGGCGGACGCGTGAGTGATCGCATCGGGCCGCCGCCCGCGATTCACCGCGTGATTCCTCCGGCGACGCCGCCGAGCCGATCGCCAGACAAGGCGCTCGTGACGTACGAGTCGCTCATCGACAAGCCGGAATCGTTCGAGGAAGTCGGCATCGAGAAGACTGGCGACCGTCGTATCGAAGGGCGCCTCTGGCTGCATAAGGCGAAAGAGGAGCCGTTGCTCGTCGAGCGCGACGAAGTTGATCCCGACAAGCTGCCACTGATCGGCATTCGTCGGCATGGGCAGACGTTCGGCTATGTCGGCCTCGATGAGAACGATCACATTACGATTTTCACAAAGGATCATCCCGAGGACGACGACGACACGAACATCACAGCCGTCGCGTCGTTCGATAAGGATCTTCCCGAGCGCCTCAATCGCAACACCACGGCCGACATTCTGCCGATGCTGGCGTTGCTGCGGAACGGGTCGCCGCTCGCCCACATCGGACTGAACGCCGATGACAACTTTGCGATCATCAGCGCCGATGGCTCAACCGTCTTGGCCTCGCTCGACGATACGGGATTCCTCAAGGTCCTGCTGAAGATCCGTACGATGAAGTACTTCGACCAGAACGACAAGCAACTGCTCACCGATCAACAACCGGCGATCGCCGACGCCGCGGCGGCGGGCGTGACCGCTGGATTCTCGCTCACCGATCCAGTGTCGAAGGCCGACTTCGATGCCGTGGCCAGCGCGTTCAATGTGCTCGCGGGCGCATTCGACGACCTCGTCACGAAGTTCAACACCTTGCTCGCGGAAGCGCGCACCCACGGGTTCATCGATACATGAGTGAGCACGACGTACCCGCGCATGTGGCCCTCGCTTCGCCCATCGCCGCCATCCTCGCGGACGACGCGTTCTCAATTGATGCGCTCGAAACCGCGATGCGGCAGCGCGAGCAAGTCGAGATCGCGCCGACGCATCATTTCGCCGATGGGATCTACGCGCGCGAGATCACCATTCCGGCCGGGACGCTCCTGACGGGAAAGATCCATCGGACGCGGCATCTGAACATCGTCTCGCAAGGCGACATCACCGTGTGGTCGCCTGGCGAGCCGGCCCGGCGCATTCAGGCGCCGTTCGCCTTCGTCGCCGAGCCGGGCACGCGTCGTGTCGGCTTCGCGCACGAAGACACGGTGTGGACGACGATTCACGCGACATCCGAGACGGATTTAGAGAAGTTGGAAGCGCAATTGATCGAGCCGCATGAGCCGCACGACATCCCGTATCTGCCGATGCAGGAGGAGGACGTATGTCTTGGGTAGCGACGGCAATCGCGGGAAGCGCCATCATCGGCGGTGTCGCCAAAGGCGTCCAGGGCAATCAGGACAAACAGCGCAACAAAGGATTCATCGACGCGAACTATCGGCTTGCGAGTGATCGGCTCAACACGCAGCAGCGCGGTGTCCGTCAGGATACTGCGGAGTCGCTCGCGGCCCGTGGCCTCTCGCCCGTCGCCGGGGCGATGATGAGTGGATCCACGCCACACACGCTCGGCGCGCAGCAGACCGCGGACACTGAGCATGAGCTTGGCCTTGAGCGCCAGGATTTAAACAATCAGCATGATCAAGCGCTCAAGACGAACCAGGCCCAGTACGACAACACACTGCTCGGAGCCGGCGTCGGGGCCGTCACGGGCACGATGCAGGCCTATGGGGCGCACCAAGACATGAACGCGATGAATCCCCCAACGACTGGCAACTCGCCAGTCGGCTCCGCGATGCTCTCCGGGGGCCCGACCTTCGACCGCAACATGGACGCGGTCATTGATCCGGTCGGGCATCCGTCGTCGCCGTGGTTCTCCGGCAATCAGAAAACGCTCAATGCCGGAGCTGGCACATCGAACGCTGACTTCAACGTGGGGTAAGGGATGCCGCGATACATGGCGCAATCGCAGAGCCTCTTCGGCTCACCGGGCGCTCCGAACCCGCCGACGCGACAGATCGATGTCGGCGGGGCTATCGACGCGCTTACGAGCGGAGCGACGTCACTACTGCACAACGCGATGCTGCGGCGCAACGCGCAGAACGAGCTGATGTTGCGCCGACAGGACCTCGCGTTGCAGCAGCAGCGAGAAGCGCGTGAGGCCTCGGCACAGAAAGCGGACTTTGGTCTCCGCCAGAGTGCGCAGCAGCACGCGCAGACGATCGCGGACCAGAACATGGACATACAGCGAGCGTCTCAGGCGAGAGAGAATACGCTCTCGGGATTCACGCCTGCGCACGATGAGGCGTCGGCCGATGCCGTTCCCGATGCGATGCCGACGCCCATCACCCCCCTTCGCCCGCTCGCGAGCGCGATGACGAGCGGATTGCCACCGATGCAGGTGACGCCATCAGAAGGGCAATCGGCAGCGCCTCCGCCAGCGGTCCCGGCACCCCAGGTGCCTGCGAGCCCGATGACGGCGCAGACATACCACTTGGGTCCGAGCGCGACCAAAACGACGCAGATTCCAGCGACCTACGACTACAACGCGTCGGCGGCTGGACAAGGCGCGCATCAGCATCTGGCCGATGAACTCACCGTATCCGCGCAAAACGTCAAAAACGAAAAGGACGTGACCGCGCTGCACGCTCAGCTCGATCTCGCCAACAGGCTGAAGTTGATCGGACCCGAGACGGACGCGAAGATTCGCGGTGAGGTCGCGGCTGCGAAAGCGAAATTTCAATACTCACTGCCGAAAGCGGACGATCTCAAGACGGCGGGACTGGTCCCGGAACTCGTCACTTCACTGCGCACACTCGATGCGCAAGACGCTCCGGATGTCGTAACGAAACTCGGCGCGAAAGGCACGCTCGGGAATTTTCTGATTGGCCCGCAGGGCCAGCAGTTCAATCAGTCAGCTGACCAATTCCTGCAGGCGTTGGCCTTCTCCCGCAGCGGCAAACGAATCAACGACCAAGAAATTCAAAGGATGCGCGACGCTTACATCCCAAAGCCGGGCGATACCGGTCCCGTGCTCACGGCGAAGCGCAAGGCGCGCCAACAGGCCGTGTCGGGGCAGATCCTGGGGTCAGGTCGCGCCGCCGCGTACATCAATCCGGAGGACGTTAATTATCTCAATCAGAACGGCTATCCCGTTCCAAATCTCGGGAGCTTCGACGGTGATCGACCGGGCGTGATTTCGTCGGCGTCGCCAGGTGGGTCAACTGCGCCAAGTCCGACCCCGAAAAGCGTGCCGCTATCAAGCGCGTACAGAGACCTTTTCCCGCCCGCACCATGACCGGTCCTCGAATCGATCCAGGCGGCAATATCGATCTCGGTGCGCCGCCTCAGGCAACGCCTCAAATACCGGGATCTCCGCAGACGCCCAGCACGATCGAGCACTATCTCGGTCTCGGTGCGAACGAGGCAATCACGCAGGGCGCGCCAGTAAACGCCGTCAATGCGCGACTCGGCCAGGTGTTGACATTCCTCAAGGCGAATCCGCAGCATGCGCAAGACGCCAATACGGCGCTCGCGGCCGGCGCCGATCCGGGTCTCGTCGTAGAGCGCACGCATGCGCTCGCGAATGGGACATACAAACCGCTGACCAGTGCTGCGCAGCCGAGTGCTTCAGCAGCCGTCACACCGCCAGTAGTCGGCAGCAATACACAGAAGTACGATGGGTCGAATGCCCGCGTCGGCATGGGCGACGTCCTCGCGCACGGCGCGACATCCGAATTCTCTGATGAAATGAATGCGGCAGCCGACGCGTTGGTTGATGCGGCGAAGGCGAAGTTTCTTCATGGTGGCGACTTTGGTTCAACATTAAGAAAGTCGTATGACCAAAATGTCGCGGCCGAACGGGCAGCGCTAAAGGAGTATTCCGACGCACATCCAATCGCGTCCGGTGTCGGCGAGGTGACTGGGGCAGTCGGTGGGGCGTTGGCCGGTGGAGCACTCCTCGGCGCAGGTGCGCGAGCGGTAGGTATAGGGGCGAAGGCCGCTGAAGCGGTCAACGCCGCGTCAAACGCGTCGCGCGGTGCTCGAATTCTCCGCGCAGCAGGAACCGGTGCCGCGATCGGCGCTGCGAGTGGTGCAGGGAACGCCGAAGGCGGCATCGAAGATCGCGCGAAAGGTGCAGGGATCGGTGCAGCGGAAGGCGCGGTCGGCGGCGCGATTGCGCAACCAGCCGGCGAACTCGTGTCGAAAGGCGTGGCTCGCCTTGGCGGGACGCGGCTCACACAGGCAGCGGCCGATGCGCTCGCAGATAAGCTGCCGCAGGGCAGCAAGGCGGCCGGAAAACTCCGCGATGTAGCCAATGCACTTGGCGCTCGTGGAGCGGCCAACACAGAGATCGCGCAACGAGCCGCAGAAGACCAGGCGGCCGGATTCACGCCGTCCGATGGCCCGAAAGGCGTCGAGCTTTCTGTGCTCGAACGTGGCGGCCCGAGTGTCACTGGGTTGGCCGAGAATATCGCGAACAGACCTGGGCCGGGCAGGGCGATCATCACAAAGGCGGCCAATGACCGGCAAGGCCAGATGCGCGATGCGGTGACCAAGGCGTTCGACCAGGGCACCGGCACGACACGCGAAGACGGCGAAGCGCTGCTACGTCGTCTCTCGGACGAGCAAGCGAGTCGCGCAAACGTGGCAAACGTCGCGAAGACGGTCACTGCGGAGACTAACGCGGCTGAACCGGACGTGCCGAAACATCTCGACGCTTGGCAGTCTGTGACGGGGGGAAACGACAACGCTATCGGAACGCTGCGGCAGTATGTCGATGATCGCTCGAAAGAAGCGGCCGACCTGTATGGAAAGGCTCGCGCGGCGACACAAGGCCAGGCCGTTCGCTCCGAGACACTTGATGATATTCTAAAAACTCCTGCGGGACAGCAGGCCTTCTCTTGGGCGAAGGCGCAGAAAGGCAATCGCATGTCGCCACTGCCGACGACGGGCGGTGCGCCTGCGGGCTATTCGCCCGAGCAGTGGGCGAACGTGCAAATGACCGCGGCTGAGCGCGGGATCTCAATGCCGGACATTGCTGGTGACAAAGAATTGCCCGATCCGGAAGTGTTGCACCTCATGAAGCAGAAACTCGCGCAGACGGCGCGACTCGGCATTCATGATGGCGCTGGCGGAACGGTTGCGACGCAGGCACAGGGCGCACTCAATATCTGGGGCAAAGTCCGCAGCGAACTCCCAGATGTATGGCGCAGCGCCGACGATGCGTACTCGGCTCGTTCGCGTGTGATCGACGCGTTGAACAAAGGCCGTGATGTGATGCGCGCGCAAACCAACCCAGCCGGGAAAAAAGCGATCTACCAATCGCTTGACGCGATCGAACGCGATGTCGGTGCAGCGCCAGCGATTGAACAGCAGGCGTATCGCACGGGCGCGCTCTCTGCGGTCACGGATAAACTCAGAAACGGCCCCGGATTCAGCGCGAAGCAAGTCGCCGCGTTAGGCGATCCGAAATCGGCGATGGCGCGACGTATCGCGCTCGCGACCGGGGATGCAGCGACTCCCGCAAAACTCGCCGACGCACTCGCTGCAGTCCCGCATCAGATTCCAGCCGCGCCGCCAATTCCTGAGGAATCGGCAACGTCGGCCGCGGCGCGCACGGGACTCGACATTACGAAGTACCGCGCCGCACCATCAGGGAATTCACCTGAGAAGAGTCTCGCGCAGCTCGCCGTCGACAAATCTGCCATGTCGCCGGACGAGCAAAAGGCGCTGCAGCAAGGCGCCGCCCAAGCTGTGCGCGGGAAGCTCGATGCGGCGAACATGCGCCTTCGCTCACCTGGTCAGGTCGTCGCGAAGTCGCCTGAGCGACTCGCGCAGGTCGCCCACGCCTTCCCGGATGCGACGTCCCATCAGGAATTTCAAAACACAGTAAGGGGATGGGACGATCTCCAAGGCAAGATTGATCGCATTCTTGGAGGATCACAGACCGCGCGTCGCGTTGCCGAGGACGCGTCTCGCGACAAGGCGACCGGATCGGCGGCGATGCAGCTCGTCGGCGGAAATGTAGGCGGCGCCGCGAAAACGTTGCTCGGTGGTGCGGCGAAAGAGTCTGCGAATAAAGCTCGAGCGATGACAGACGCCGAGATCGCGAGGATTCTCACATCGACCGATGCCACGAGCGTTCAGAAAGCTCAGGCTGCATCGGTCGTGCACGGTGAGATGCGAAAGTTGCTTGACCGATTCTCCACGGCCGCTGGTGCTCGCGGCGCAGGTGCGCTCGCCAAGCCGATGCAAAAACGACTCGGGTCAGGTCAGTAAATCTTCATGCTCGCCGCGAACAGAATCATCGTGATGATTGCGCCGATAAGGAGAACGAGGCTCCGCGCTTTGGATTCTATCGGGCGGAGCTTGTTGAAACGTTCTGGCGAAACGCCAAGGCGAACGAGCGCGATCGTAGTTGCGAAGACGATCGCAGCAAGGCCGACGCCGACCATGCGAATGAGTCGAACACGCACCCAAAACGGCATGCTGGATGTTACTTCAACTGCATCGATGTGCAAAGAGAAGCGCCCGGGATTTCGCCCGAGCGCTCTCGATTCCAGCCAACCACGCCTAGCCTTGACCCGCCGCACCTGGCCTCACCACACCACGCCTAGCCTTGCCTGCCGTGCCTTGCCATGCCGAGCCAGACCGAACCACGCCGGGGCACGCCCCGCCTTGCCACGCCTGCCATGAAGGTGACCGCGTTGCTGCTTTAGGGTCGGTCACACCACCCGTCGAACGAAGAGCGAGCAACACTATCTGCCCACGAATTTTTCGTCAATCACTGCGCTGAGGAACTACGCAATGGGAATGTCATCAGAAGCGACCGCCGTGGCCACGAAGACTATTCATACCCCGATGTGCACGCACTGCGGACGACTCGCGAAACACTTCGAGCGCACCAACGAGCTCCGAGGCTCCGTACTGTACGTCGGATTGACGTGGCAGTGCGACTGCGGACGTCGCATCACGCAGCAGAGCGAAGACGACGTTGAAGGAAACGTCTCCATTCTTGACGATGACCGCGTCACTCTTTGAAATGCTCATTGTTCCGGATGTGCTGCGCTTTGTGCTTGAGAACAAACCTCGGGTGCGCCCCGCAACCGTTGCACGGGGGAAACGGTTCCCCGTACACCACGGTGACATCATGCTCCTTGGTGTGCTCCGGATCATGCACCACGCGATAAATCCCCGATTGGGGACAGTCGTCCCCGGGTTTGAACATGTCTCCTTCGTCGGCCGCCATGTGCCTTTCCTCGTGCGAAATGAGGGGCAGAGCCTACGTGACAGCCGACAGATTGGCAACTTCTCATCAACGTATCGGTATCTCTTCGGCGAGACTCAGGAATGCTGAATCTCAAGCTGTTCGTCAACGACCGAAAAGATGGCCGCGAGTTCGTCGAGCCGTTGGTACTTCGAGCGCCACGACTTGATCTCGCGCCGCGCAGACTCGAGGAGTTGTTCGCGCATGACTGAGTCTTCGAGCGCATCGGCGATCGCAGTGTACCGACGACTCGGCGCGTCGTCCTCGTCGACGGTGCGCACGGAGACGAACGCGCGCACCGGTTCGGGGACACGCTCATCGACGACGACCACCAACGAGCGGAGTACGAGCCGCGCTTGCGTGAGTCGGTATTCGTGGGCGGCGCGCTCGTCGTTCCACTCGAAGCACGAGTGCAGAGGAGACGACTTCTTCTCCGCATCTTCCAAAACGTGTTCCGGCGCGACCGTGCCGCCGTGTCGTTTGCGCAACAGTTCGCACCGATCACCGATCGCTTGTGCTTCGGCAGGGAACCGGGCGCCGCTCGCCCATTCGTATACCATGAGTATTCTCGGAAGATTGTTAAACGACGTGGAACCGACCGAACTGGCCGTCGCGTTGTGGGCGCCATTCGCCGACGCCGACCGCAAACCCGGCGAGATTCGCCAAGTGCGCGATTTGCTCGGCGCTCAATACGCTCGGATTGAGCGCGACATCCAGCGTTGCGCTCCAGTCGCGGAATTCGCCGCGATAGCGCAGGTCGGCCGCGCCCATGCCTACGCGAACGGTGTCTTCGCGCATAGTGGGCAGACCGTTGATGATGACGTATTCACCAACGAGGTGAAGAGCGCCTCGAACTGCGACCTTGGTAATGCCGTCGACGAAACTTGCGGCGTCGACCAGTGCACTTTTGAATCCGACGCTCGGAAATCCGAACACCATCTTCGTCAGATCACGTTGCTTGTTGTCCTGCAGGATGTACATCGACTCATAGAAGTCTGCTTCGGGATCGCGAGCCGCTTTGGCGGCTTTCGCCTTCTTCATCATTCGCCCAAGCATGATCGCTTTCGCCTTTTCGCTCCAGCGATGCATGATGAGCGGGGAATCGCCGACGACGCCCAGCTGCAGTCGTTGAATAGTCAACGGCGGAATCGTGATAGCGCCATTTGGCGCGCTGGGCTGCACGGCCACTTCTTTTTTCTTGGCCACGGTTCAGGCGCTCCGCTGGCGCAGCGTCTGTTCAATCCACGCGGTACTGTCGAGTTCATCGGCGGCACTCGTCAACGCCTTCGCAAGCCGCCGCAGTTCGTCCGCGCCGTTGATTACATGGGGCTGATCAATCACGAAGCGAATGCGCCGCTCTTCGCCGGTCTTCGATTCAGGACGCAGAGATCGGATCAGCACCGCAACGCCCAACCCCCCGGATATGTGATTGCCGAGTTCCATGTCCACGAGGCCGTTCTCCGCAGTCACGATGTGCAGCTGACTCGCCGTCCAGGACACCGGTCGCTCGGGTTGCGCCGGTTCGGGTCGCGTCTCTCGCTTCGACGTGCTCACCATTCTCGGTTTCGTTGCCATACGCCATCCTCGTTGGTTGTCGGCGAGGGCACGTACCTGTACTTTGCAGGTGCGGTCCCTTCGTGGTCCGTGAGGAGCCAGTCCGGATCTGTCTACCAGGGCATTCCGGCTGGCTCTTTCTTGCAGGAAGACACTAAAAGGAAGGTTGTAGAATGTCAACACCTTCCTTTTAACACCTTGCTGTTAGGCGTGGGCGCATGTAAGATTGCGTCTCATGGAACTGGCCACCATGCCTCTCCGATTCCGACTGAAGGAAATTCTCGACAAACAGAATCCGCCGATGTCTCAGACGGACCTGTCTCGGAAGTCGAACGTTTCCATGACGACGGTCAACGCGATCGTTCTGAACAAGACGAAGCAAGTCTCTTTCGCCACGCTGGAGTCACTCGGCGCGGCGCTCGGCGTGGACCCACGCGAGATTCTCGACTTCTCGTCCGACAAGAAGCGTCGCTAGCCATCGGAGGCGAGCATGGCCACTAACGCGACCGGGATGGACCCTAAGGCCGTCGTGAAGAAGGCGGCGCGCGCCTACGCGGAGTCGGCCGCCGAGTTATTGAAGTCGCGACGTGATGCGGCAGGGGAGAGTTCGCCGCTCAAGCGGGCGATGACCGGCAATCCCCGCGAGAACACACTACAAAGCATCGCCCGGGGCTACGTCGGCGCGCATGACGGCGATGTCGATGATACGATCGACTCCCTCAACGAGACGGCGCAGGGGATTCGCCTCAAGCGGCTCGGTCTCACGGAAGATCACGTTCGCAGCGTAGGCCGCGACCAGTGAGCGTTCGCGAGAATGGGCGTCCGAGCGCTAGATTCCCGGACCGAAACTCTCCCGACCGATTCAGGGGCTTTGCCGTGTCCGATATTCTCCCGCCCGAAGCAGACAATACCGTTCTCGACGAAGGCGAAGAGCCCTTCGAGCAGTTCGGCCACGATAACGGCCAGCGCTACTGGTGGGAGTCGGATCTCAAACGATTGCTCGGCTACGACAAGGGCAACGGGTGGGAGAAGGCGGTCGGTCGTGCCATCGCCGCGTGTACTGCATTGGCGATCTCGGTGCCAGAGAACTTTACGCACAGTCAGCGTGAGGTTGAGGGCGAGCCGATCGCCGATTGCAAGTTGTCGCGATTCGCCTGTTACCTGATCGCGATGAATGGCGACCCGCGCAAGGCGGAGGTCGCACGCGCACAAGTCTACTTTGCGAGCTTTGCGGAAGCGGCGCGCCAGATGGCGTTGCATCTCGACGGCGTCGAACGCGTGGTCATTCGCGACGAGATGATTGACCGTGAGAAATCATTGTCATCCGTCGCAAAGGGCGCAGGCGTGACCGATTTCGCGTTGTTTCAAAACGCAGGATACCGCGGCCTGTACAACATGAATCTTTCGCAATTAAAGGCGCTCAAAGGCGTCGGTAGTGGGACGTTGCTCGACTTCATGGGCAAAGAAGAACTTGCCGCCAATCTGTTTCGCATCACCCAGACTGAGTCGAAGATTCGAAAGGATAGAGTGCGCGGGCAGTATCAGGCAGAGCGCACGGCCGAGGATGTCGGTCGCCACGTACGGAATACGATCGCCGAAATCGGCGGCACGATGCCCGAGCGGTTGCCCCCGGCTGAGGATCTCAAGGCCGTGAAGAGCGGATTGAAGAAAACGCACCGTGAATTGAAAAAGCTCGATCAAAAGAAACTTCCGAAGTCGAAGCCGGAGGACAAGAACGACGAGTAAGACGATGCCAGTTTCCGTATTGTGAGATCTTTGAAACAGAAGTAACGCCCCCAAACTAGAACTGCCAACCGGCCCGGCTCTCCTGTGAGAGCGCGGGCCTTTCTTTTTCCCCGACGATGAGGTCGCGATGGCATTGGAATCGTCCGCTGCTGCGAACGCCGGGACGCTCGCCACCGCAGGCGCCATGCTATCGAGCGCCCTTGCCCTGGTGGTGCGCGAAGCATTGCGCGGCAGACGCACGCGTCGCGAGAAGACGGCGATCGAACTCGTCGGCGAGAAGATCGACGACGCGCGCCGGGAATCAGAGTCGCAGACGAATAATCTCGAGCGTCGACTGCGCGCCGTGGCACGGCGACAACGCCGCTTCATCCAAGAGCAGACGCAGTTGAACGCTGAGCAAGACCGGAAGATTCGCGGCGCCTATGGGCATCTCATCGGTGAAGACGGCAAGAATGGTCAACGCTCACGCATCGAAGATCTCGAGAAATGGCAAGAGGAAGTCGACAAGCGAGAGCGTGATCGCCTCAGTCCCCAGCAAGTCGGTTCGTTCCACCCGCCACGCAACCAGTCCATCAACAGAGAATCCTTATGACGCTCCCGCGCCCCTCGATTCCCGAACCCTCCGCCATCACGGATCTCGCCGGGTTGGCGCCGAAGTTCCGGACGCAGGTCGAACTCGTACTCGCGGACCTCGTCGACAAAGAATGGCTCGTCTGTGTGCGCGAATCCGTGCGGTCGAACGAGCGCGCCGACTGGCTGTACCGGTGCGGTCGTGAGTTCGATGACGGCCGCGGCATCGTCACGAACGCAGTGAACGCGCTCAAGACGTGGCACCACTACGGCCTCGCCGTCGATCTCGGCGATCGCCGATTCTCACCCGGCCGCGAACCGGCCTCGTTCTGGCGCGACGTCATGGCCATCGCCGAAGCGCGGGGCCTCACGGTCGGCGCCGACTGGAATCGGAATGGCATCCCGGACAGCCAAGAGCCGGGCAAGCACCTCTGCGACCAGCCGCACATGCAGTGGTTTTGCGATGGGATGCACGTCTCACCCTCTGACCATGCCGCCGAGCTGCTCGCGACCGGTGGTGTGGAAGCAGTTTGGCGCGAGCTGCACGCGATAGACTAACCTTTGAGACAATGAGGACATCGGTATGAGCGAACTCGTAATAGTACCGCCAGCGCCAGACGCGCCGCACGAAGAGCACGCGAGCTTCTGGCATAGCGTTTTTCAGAAACTGCTCTCCGGGATCGCAACGCTCGGGAAAGCCGAGGTGATCGCGTTGATTCCTGAGCCTGAGAAGGCGTATGCGGTCGCCGTTGTCACCGTCGCGGCCGGGGCAGAGCGATTGCTTGGCAGCGAGACGACCACTGACGCGGCGCCCGCAACGACTGCGCCCGCAGTGTCGAGCCCAACGACTCCGTCGACACCAGCGACTCCCGTCGCCCCGGTGGCTCCGACACCCGCGCCTGCCTCGAGCCCCTTAACGATCAGCGTCCAGACTCCGGCCGCGCCACCTGAGCCGTCCTCACCCCCACCGGCGCCGACATCGGGTGTGCTCACGCAGGCGGACGTAGACCGACTTGTCGCTGAGCGTGCAAGCGATCCCGCATGGGCTGGTCAACCGATCCAGTGGTTCGCTTTCCAACTCAAACAAGTCATCGGGCAGTCGTACGTTTTGCGTCCCGATGGTGTATTCGAGTTCACGTCCGGTGGTGGCGGCGGAATCACCATCGATTCACGCAACGCCGCGTACAACAACTTTCCGCTTCCAGGAGGCGCGTCGTGAATCCGGTCCGCGCTGTTCGCTACCTCACGAGGGCCGCGTCGCTTGCGATTGCGGCCCTTTGCACGTTTGCCGCGTGCGCCACGCCTGCGTACGCGCAGGTGATCGCTGGCGCCGTGTCGTCGACGAGCCCGATCAATAGAACGGTCACGATCAAGCTGGCGGACTCGGTGCCCGCGTCGCTCGTGAGGGGCGTGCCGATAAGTCTATCGATCGCGCATGTGTTGATCACGCTCATCGATACCGTGCGGAAGGATTCGACGCTGACGATCCTGCGCATCGACACGGTGCGCAAAGACTCGACCGTCGTGATCGTGAATCCGCCGCCGAAGGACACCACGCCGTCGCCGACCGACACGACGACAAAGCCCCCGTCAGCGGCAGGGACGGTGCTCGCATCAGTAAACTTTGATAATGGTTCGTACGGGGCGATGTCGACGGACGCACCCGCGCACGATTCGATCGTCGTTGATCCGACGAATTCCGGCCACGGCAAGGTGCTGCGCGTGACATACGCCTGTGGCGGAGGCCAGCCCGCGTGCGTGGTCCCGCCCAACACCGTCGCCGACCTGAATCAGTATCTCTGGTATCTCCCCGCAAACGGCGGCGTCGCGCACGGCCAGACGATCTGCGTCAACGCCGACATGTACGTGCCGCCTGACACGCCGCGCTGGACAGACGGCCTGGTGTTGCGAAAGCTCACGTATTTCTGGCTCACCGGCCATCAGGCGAGCGTCGTCGTCGGCAGCGGCGGAACGAACTCGAACATCTACGGCACCGATACGCAGAACGGCGCTGGGGTGAAGTCGCAGTTCGTCATGCAAGCAGGCGTGTGGACGCACATGCAGATCCAGCTCACGATGAACTCGACACCTGGCGCGAAAGACGGCGTGTTCAAGCTCTGGATCAACGGCAAGCTCGTGGGAAACATGACCGGGCTCGCGTACACCAACGCCGGCGCATCGACCTCGACCAAGATGCAGACGCTGGCCTTCGGTTATCAGCGCGAAGGCGCGCCGGGCGAGGCGAGCATCCTTGAATACCACTACTGGGACAACTTCGTCTTCTCGACGGCCTGTCAGTAGAAGCGGTCAGGCTACGAATGAACGTCGTTACGGTGCCAGAACGCTTGGGCGACGGTCATCGACGCGGGCCGTGACAATCGCAGTTGTTCTTGCAGCACGCGGTCTGAGGTGTCGTGATACCAGAAGGTGTGGACGTAGTAGATCCGGACGTCGCCCTCTCGGTGGTGTGGCACAAACGCTCGGCCATCGGCGTTGAAGGTGCCGAGCGTGACGCGGCGTTTTGACTTGTTAAAGTCCTTCCACTCCCAGTCGACGATCTCCCACGCGAGACCGTGTGCGTCGGTCCAAATCACGGCGGCCCGAGCGTGGCGCTAGACGGGTGAGAATTAAAACATGAATCCATGGATAGAGCGAATTGTTATGAAGTCTTGCCGCTCTCCGAAATATGATCGATGCAACGTTCCGTTTTTCATATCCATCGTGATGACGACTTGTGCCTGAAACCCGAGATCACAATGCCAGTTCTGCTCATCGTAAACACTGCATCGAGAAAACTCGGAGTCTCTGGTTCCATATGTCGCAATGGTCCGATCACTCACGCTATCAGCTGATGTGATTTCTTCGAGCCACTCAACGTCGTTCGAGTCCCTGTGCGAACGAACACGCACTCGGTGAATGATTGGTGCCTTCATCCCGAGCCCATCTTCGCGCTGAATCCAGCGGTACTCGAGATCAACTCTGCAGCCGCCACAGGGCAACGCGAGTAGAGCGATTGCCGCTGGTGTCATGAATCGCCGAAATGATGTCACAAATCGATAGGTCCGACGCGGCTTCATGGCCAGTAACCTGAATCTGCGTGTCGTTTTAGGCCACTTCAACACTGCAAGGAGGCTTGTCATGCGTAAAGGACTGCTCGTTCTCGCAGCACTCATTCCGATGGTGCTGTCGGCATGCGCGACTAGCGCCACCGGTCCGCGCTCGGCCGGCGACGATGGCGATTGTCGCTCGGGATACATCATGTCTGGCGGTCGCTGCGTCGAGGAGCCTGGCGGCGGTTGAACCACATAAGCGTTTCGTAATATGGGTTAACTCAAGCGTGACAGAACGCGGTGATCGCCAAAGCAACGGCGGCCACCGCGTTCTTTTCTTCTGGTAGCCTCGGCGGCGATGGCCGAAAATTGAAGCGCACCGGGATGTGCTTCCTCCGGATCTCTTTGATTGCCTCGTCAGCGCCGATGATAGACTCCTCAAGGCGTTCCGTCTCCGCAATCGACAACATGCGCTCCGCGGCGTGAAGCGCGCGATCCCAGTCGCCCAAGGTTGCGAACTCGATGGCGATTACTTCGTAGAGTTCGGCCGCGAATTGCGCGCTTCGGCTTGCGATGTCGCCGAGGTCTCGGCGAAGGAACGGCGTGCGTAGCCAGTCGTGTGCGTCGACGGCGAGATGGTACCGGTTCAGCAGTGCGTGCGCGCGAATATCAGATTCTTCCGCGTGCTCCAGCAACCAATCGCTCACCATTCGCGACACGTCGGGCTGCTCGCGTTCCCGCATCGCGACGGCAATGTTGACAAGCGCACGATGGATCTCGTCCCGATCCGAGAGATAGGCGATCGCTTTGTGCGAGTGCGTGAGCACGCCGGTCGGGTTGAGGCGGACGCCCGCGATGAACGCGAGGTCTGTGTGTGCTTTCCCGCACACCGATCGAGCGCCCAGTTCGACCGCGCGATCCAGAACCGTCGTGACGAGTCCCTCAGCACGCGGCATGTCACCGTGCGTCATCACGACTTTGGCGAGACCGAGTTCGACTTCGAGAATCATGTTGGTATTCTGATGGCGTTCAGCGATTTCGATCAATCGCTTGTACGAACGTTCCGCCTCATCGAGACGACGCGCCATGCGGTAGGCGAACGAGAGCCGGTAGGTCCCGTAGACCAACGACTCAACGTCGTGCATGGCGAAATACTCGACGGCCTCAAATACGTCGATCGCTTGAGACCATTGAGCGCACGAGTGCAGGAGTTCTCCATACGCGGTCAGCCGCGTCGCCATCTTAAAGCGCCGCTCTTCATGAGAAATCGCTAAACGCGGGTTGGCGACGACCAGAAGTCCCGTAAGCAGGCGCCGAACCGGGAGATCCGCGATTGTTGTCAGTTCCATGCAGGCGCGGTCGTACATCTCCGTTGGCGCAATGTCGACATCCAGCACCGCTTCGCACGCGCGGAGTGTCGCCATGCCAGCGAGCACCGCACGCCATTCAGGAGACTTCTCTTTCGCTCGACCGAGCGCTTCGATAAAACCGCTGAGCGTGGACTGAGAGCGCATAGGACTTGAGACTACGTGCTGCGCATCACATCGCAAGCGGCAACTTATGACGTTATCCACACCGTCAGTCATATGAATTTCAGAATTGGAACGTCCTATTGCTCGACTGCATCGCGTTGTGTGCTCCCTGCGAGCGATGCAACGGTCTGTTGCATTTCGTGCGAACTCTTCCTACCATCGTCGGATGCCCTGGCACTCGTCCAACGTTGTGATGCGCCCTGAGATCATTGAACGCGCCGATCTGCTCTTACCGCGCGGGATCTGGCAACTCGACGTTCCATCCGCACACACGCGCCTCTTTTTGCTCGTCACGAGCACCGGCAAGATGTTGCTCCAGCGCGCCCCGCTTGATCTCTCTGCGCAGTCCGAAGATGAGGTCTTGCGTGCGCTCGACGCCATTCTCTTCACCATCGATCCAACGCCGCGGCTGGTGGCTGACGATCCCGTGACCGCTGAGATCCCGCGCCTCGGTGCCGACACCCTTCGCGTCATTCGCGAACTCGGCTTGGTCGACGAAGCGACGCTCACCAAATTGATCGACGCCGCGACGCACTGACGCGCTCGAAGACTTACGACCGTCCGCGCCGCCGTTTGCGGACGACGTTCTTTTTGGGCATTCCCGCCGCTCCGGTGCGATTCACGAACTGACCGAGTGGGACGTCGACGAGCGCTGCGGCGACCTCGGTGTCAGGCGCGTTGGTTAGGATCAGCGCGGCGAGCCGTTTCTGGACGGCGTCCGATTCTTCCTGTGGTCGATTGTGGCGCCGCGCGACCTCTGCCGCGACGAATCCCGCCATCAACCGCATCGCCTCGAGCGGTGTCGCGTCGGGTCTGTGAATCTGTAAGAAGGCGAGCGCCTCGGGCACCTGCACAAGCGCTTCCGCCGCGGCGACCTCGGGATCGAGCGCGTAGAGCTCGACCATATCCGCCCGGAAGTGCGCGAGGAATCGCCGTTCCTGCCGTACTCGCTCCGCGCCATCGGCATCGCCAAGCATGGCTTCGCGAATCAGCGACCCGCGCGCCGGCCGATCATCGAACAACTCGGTGACGGTCGTTTTTAAGGCCCGTGCAAGCAGCTCGCGCTTATCGCCGGTGGGCATGTAGCTGCCCTTTCGCCACGCGCTCACCGTTGCCGGATCGACGCTTACGGCCGCCGCGAGTTTCCCGCGCGAGACGTGGCGATCGGCCATGAGCGTGCGCAGCCGTCGCGCGAACTCAACCAGATCAACCGGTGCCACGTGGCACCATATGTCGTGGTCCAACGCCACTATTGACTTTTGTTGAGTGCATAGCAATAATTGTGGTGCAGAGCGATAACTGTTGTGTGACTGTTCTTCTTCACTCATTGAACGCTCAGAAGGTAGAGCCCATGAACGCAGTCCGAAAGCCTGAGCCCGACGACGATGGCGCGTACGTGTCGGTGCTGAACGCTTCGAAGCAGATCCGGAAGTCGATTACCACGGTCTTGTCGTTGATCGTGCGCGGACAACTGCGCGGGAAGTCGTTCGCGGATCGGCCGTTCGTCTCGCAGACGTCGATCGACGAGTACCTGGTGAAGAACCCGCTCCCGTCCGATGCGACGCCAGCGACACCGGGAGCGTAAGCGAACGATGCCCCAACCCCGTCGCCGAAACACGGAAGAAAGCTTCAAAGCGCCACATCGCTTTGAGTTGGAGCTCGACGCACGGGTGAAAGGCGTCCTGCAAGACATGTTCGCCGACGATGCCGCCGATGTGCCGCGCACGATGCGGCGCGTGTGCTACGACGAGATCAAGCCAGTCGGCACGCTCGGCCGGCGACTGGTCGACATGAAGAAGGCGAAGCGACCGCTCGCGGACGTCGATCGACTCCTCGACGAGATCCGCGATGTCGTTCACGAGCACCTGTACCACGAACCGCGACGCGAGAACCGCATCGCATAAAAACGAAGACGCGCCGGCCCTGGGGAGGGTTTCCCGACGCGTCTTCGACCAACACGAGGAACGATAGATGGAAGAATCACTGGTGTCTACGCAGCCGCAGCATCACGTCGTCGGCATGAGCTTCGACGCCGCGAAACTTGAGGAGCGTCGTAAGTACCTCGGCGCCTCTGAGATTCCCGCCGTCGCGGGATTGAATCCGAGAAAGTCCGCACTCGATGTCTACCTCGAAAAGCGCGGTATCGTCGCGCCCTTCATGGGGAATCAGTTCACCGAGTGGGGCCTTCGCCTCGAAGGCGCAATCCGTCAGAAGTATGTCGAAGTGACGGGCGCGGTAATGTCGACGACTCCCGAGTCAGACGTACGCTGTCGCGAGGACTTCATGGCCTGCACGCCGGACGGCATCGTGCTCGGGCGAGAAGGGCATTTCATCGGGCCGGTACGCGGGCTGGAGATCAAGCGGTTCGCTGACTATCGCGCGGACGACTTCGGTGTTCCGGGCACCGGAGAAGTTCCGCTCGACGTGACCGCGCAGTGTCTCTGGAGCATGGCCATCACCGAACTGCGTGCCTGGGATGTCGCAGTCCTCATCGGCCAAGCGGACTTCCGTATCTACCACATCGATTGGGATGCTGCCGCCGCGGCGACGCTGCTTGGCATCGGTTACGACTTCTGGCATAAGAATGTGCTCGCAGAGATCGAACCCCCGATTACCGGCACCGAGTCGGCACAGAAGTATTTGCAGCAGAAGTACGCGACGCACTCGGCTGAGATGATCGAGCCGACCGTCGAGTTGATCGAGGCCGGGCGCCATCTCGCGACCGTGAAGGCCGAGCTCAAGGCGCTCGACATGGAAAAGAGTGAGCTCGAGCATCGCATCCAACAGGCGATTGGCGACGCGGCAGGTATCCGGAACGTCGCCACGTGGAAGCTCGATAAGACCGGCCGGTGCTCGTGGAAGAACGTCGCCGAAACACTCGGGGCGACCAAACCAGAAAACGCCTCGCTGATTCAGCGCTACACCAGCGCACCGTCGCGGCGCTTCCGTCTACTCGTTGAGGAGGATTGATGTCGGGACCAGGAACCCACGTCGCGCAGGTCGGTGCGTCGAACCTGCCTGTCGCTGCAGGCGAGACGAGTAGCTCGGCGATCGCGGCGCGCGAGAAGGCGGCCGTTGAGGCGCGCTTTCTCATGGCGCTGCATCGCCCGCGCGACTTCGAGACATCGCGCCGTCGACTGATGGATGCGTGCCGCCGCCCAGCATTCGCCGAAGTCGCCCGGTACTCGAAGCCCGTCGGCGGTGAGCGAATCACCGGCCTCTCGATTCGTTTCGCTGAAGAAGCGCGCGTGATGTGGGGCAACATGGATGTGACCACGCTGCTGGTGTTCGACGACGAGGAACGTCGCATCTACCGCGTGCAGGGCATCGATCTCGAGACGAACGCGACCGAGTCGAAGGACGTCATGATCGAGAAGTTTGTCGAGCGTCGGAAAACGCGTGAAGGGATGGAGATCATCGGCTCACGCACCAACAGCACGGGACAGACCGTCTATAAGGTGCGCGCGACCGAAGACGATTTGATGGTGAAGGCCAACGCGGCGATCTCCAAGGAGCGCCGGAACGTCATCCTGTCGCTATTGCCCGGCGACGTGAAGGAAGAATGCGAGCAACAGGCGATCGACACGTTATCGAACGTCGACGCAAACGATCCCGCTGCCTCGCGCAAAAAGTTGCTCGACGCCTTCTGGAAATACGGCGTCACACCGGCGCAGGTCGCCGAGCTGCTCGGTCACCCGGTCGAGCAAATCAATCCCGCTGAGATGACGCTGCTGCGCACGTACGGCACCGCGTTGAAGGAAGGCGAGTCAACGTGGCCTGACATCGTCGAGGCGCACACGGCAGGGAAGAAGACCGGAAGCACTCAGGCGCCAGAAAGCGGCGCGACGAAAGGCACCGAGGGTCTCAAGGCGAAACTCGGGAAGAACGGACAGCGGTCGGCCGAGCCGGCGGCACAAGCGGCGGTTCCGGCGAAGGACGCCGCCGCGCCTGCATCAGAGAAGTGTCGAGTGTGTTTCAGAAGCGATGGAACGCACGAGCCGAACGCGCCCTGCTACGAAGAGGCTGAGCGCGCGCGACTGGCTGCGGAGGAAGTCGCGATTTTAGAGCAAGATCGCGAATTAGAGAAAGCCGAAGCCGAGGCGCGCCGCTGATGCGCGTCTTCGAAGCGTCGGCGTCGTATCGCAGCTACTTCGAGAGCTCGATTCTGCTCGCGATGCGGGATGTGGCCGTCGACAAAGATCGCCGGGCCGATCCCGCGACCGACCGGGTGAAGCCGCGCATTCCTGACACGTTCATCACGCCGGACGTCGCGGGCTCAATGGTCATCCTCGTCGTTGATCTGGATGACGACGAACGCGCCATTGTGAAAGCGATTCGCGCGCTCAAGTCCGCACCCACCACGCGGCCGAGTGCGAAGCGGCCGGTTCACCGTCGTACAAACGCAGCCACTAACGCACGCCGAGGTGCACGGACATGAGAATTAACAAAATAGAGATTGAAAACTTCATGCGGTTGAAGGCGATTCAATTCGTTCCAAAGCCGGGCCTCAATCACATCGTCGGCGACAACGGGGCAGGGAAGACAGCATTCCTGAACGCGATCGTATGCGCGCTCTCAGGCCGGAAGTCGCTTCCGGTGGTTCCCGTGCGCGACGGCCAAGAAATGGCCCGTATCACGCTCGACCTGGGTGAGATCATCGTGAAGTGGCGGTGCAAGCCGAACCGCGAGACGACGGTCATCGTCGAGTCGGCAGACGGTGCGCGCTACCCGTCGCCGATCAAGATGCTTGAGCGTCTCTTTGGCGAACGGTCGATCGACCCACTCGAATTTTGGCGCGCGACACCTGCCAAGCGGCTGGAGATGCTGCGCGCCATGGTGAAGATCGATCTCGATGTCGACGCCATCGAACAATTGAACGAGCGTGACTACAACGAACGCAAGGCGTTCAATAGTCGGGCGAACACCTTCGCTGAGCGAGTGAAGAACGTCGAGGCGAATGTCAACTGGACGATGGATGTCGTCGAGCAGGACATGTCGGCGCTCGTTGATGCCTTGGCGAACGCGATGGAGCACAACAGCGCGATTGGTGTCGCATCCAGCACGCGCGCGCATCGTATCGGCGAGATGAAGAAGCGCGAGACCGAGATCGAAGAACTCGATCAGCAGATCGCGCGTCTGATGGCGAAGCGTGACGAGCGATCGTCCGAACTCGCGAATCTGCGCGAGGCGCATCTCAACGCCGCCCCACTGCCCGATCCCGTCGATGTCACCGACCTGCGCGCGCAGATGGGCGTTGCTGAGACGGAGAATGCGCGGAAGCGCAACCAGATCCATCACCGCGAGCAGCTCGCGTCCGCGAAGAAGGAACTCGAAGAATGCCAAGCGGCGTCCGCGCGGCTGACGGCGCAGATCGAAGAACGCACAAAGGCGAAGAACGATGCGCTCGCTGCGGTGAAGTTCCCTGTCGACGGACTCTCGCTTGGGACTGAAGACGTGCTCTTCAACGGACTCCCGTTTAGCCAAGCCTCGTCCGGTGATGCCGTGCCCATCTCGACGAAGATCGCGATGCAAGCCAATCCTGAGTTGCGTCTGCTGCTAATCCGCGACGCATCGCTCGTCGGCAGGAAGAACATGGCGCTCGTGGCGCAGTCGGCCGAGGAAGAAGGCTATCAGGTCTTCATGGAATCGGTGCGCACCGGCAGCACGGTTGGGCTGGAACTCGAAGCCGGTGAAGTCGTGGCGATCGACGGCGTGCCCGTGCGGGCAGAAGAAACCGAGGCAGAGCATGCAGAGACCAGCGTCGCAGTTGGCGCGTAACCGATAGGCGATCGAGTCCCCGTCCATGCAACTCGTGATCGACGAACCACAGCAAAAGCACTTGTACCAGTGCTTGAAAGAAGGCGCGAAGGCCTACAACAAGCAGAAGAAGGGTGCCGAGTCGCTCGAGCTACCGACCGATCGCATCGAGGAAGAGCTCGAGATCAACCGGCAGCTACGCCGCATGGTGAATCCGCACGGCGACGAAGACGCCGGGGAGAAGAAAGACGGTCGCCAGCTCGACATCGAAGACGAGATTGAAGGCGCGACCGAGACGGGCGGGGCAACGCGCACGCATCTCAACACCGGCGACGCGGCGACGGACCTTGAGATTCGCGATCAACTGCGCGCGATCCACCTGACCGTCGCACTCCGTGTGATTCACGACTGGCAACCCGAAGTGCGCGCCGGTGTCGAGACCTGGATCGGCCAAGTCGTCGCGGCGAATACGCTCGGTGGCACGATCCCGGACGAGCCGGACGCAATCAGCAGAGACACCGTTCCCAACGAGCGCGTCAAGGAACGGTTGGATGCTGGCCCGTACACGGTCATCGAACGCGATGGCGAATTCGAGGTCGAGCACACCGGCACGCATACAGTCAAGATCATCTTCGACGACGTGATCGACGCGCAACTTGAGGCCTCTGAGCGCAACGCGGATGCGATCGCGTTGTCCGACATGAGCGAGCAGGACGAACATCGGTGGGCGGCTGCAGGTCCGTGGAGCGTCGTCATGGAAGGCGAAGCGTTCTGGATCGTCGCCGGTCGCGAGCGGGAGTTCGTCGATGAACAGCGCGAAGCCTTCGCGCTCGCGGCGCGCTACAACCGCAGCATCGCGCAACGCGGCAATGGCGAAGGCTGGACTGAGCCGCCGCCGCCGAAAGTCGATGACCACGCCGTGCAGGAACTTCAAGCGGCGGAAGAAGCGGGAGAATCTGTAGGGCCGCAGGACGTATACACCGAGGAAGGTTTCGATGGCGATGATGTCGACGCCGCGTTCGAAGGTCTAATCGACGAAGAGCATCCGCTCGACGAGGAGGTCTGATGCGTCTCGTCATTGCCTTCGAGTGTCTTCGCTGCTGCGCGCCCGTGCGCGTGACAGTGGACGCGCGGCCACCGCAGCCGCCCGATCCGACCGAGCCCGTCGAGTGGCATGTGTACGACGACGAGCACGTCATCAAATGCGGCTCGTGCGCGTTTCCGCACACCGCGCAGTTCGTGAACGCACATCACGCAATCGACGCCAGGGTGCAGCAGGACGCGAGCGAGTTGCTCGCGTGCGGGTTCGCATGAGTAAAGATCGGTTCAAGAACTGATAGAATCCTGACACGGAGTCTTCTAATGATGGAAGTTGCGAGAATAGAAGAGCGCACGGCGATCGAAGCGGCGGCCCGGGACACGCCACTGCATCTCGTCGCGCTCGACACGCTCCAGTTGCAGGGCGCACACACGCAGATGCTCGCCTTTGTTCGCGCACGCCGCGACAAGATCGACGTGGATATTGACGTCGAGTCGGCTGCGCTCGATGCGGCGGCGCGGAGCGGTTTCACGACCGCTCCGTTCGAGCGGCGTATCAACGCGCTGGCAAAGCAGTCGATTTTCTATGAGAAGATTCAGGCCGGCGTTGAGGCAGGCTACGTGATCGTGCCGAACTTCGACATGGATGTCTTCGCGATCCGCACGACCGCGAAATCGCCGCGGCAAACCATTCGGACTGGCCGATGGAACCGTTTTGTCGAGCCGGCGAAGCTGTTGGAACCAGGAGACGGCAGCTACGTGAACCCGATGCCGAGGATCGTCACACACGAGAGTCCTGATGCGGACGGGAAGGTGCATCCGACGCAACGACCCGATGATGAGTTCCTGGAACTCGAATTCCCGATCGCGCTCGCCCGGCCGGAAATCATCACGCGCGCGGGCGAGGCGATGGCGCGCAAGCTGTTCGACGAGATTGGCTTCGCGCAGGATTCGACCGCGAGACGAAACGGTGATCCGATCCTGCTTGGGCGGCTGCTGAACCCGAGAAAGAATCGGCCGGCTGTGACGTTCTTTCTCGGCTGGTACTTCGATCCGAGTGTGCTGGGATGAAGACGCCCCAGTTCTCGGCGAACGGCGCGTCGCGCGTCACGACTGAAGTCGTTCGCTCAGCCGAGCCGCTTGACTTTGACGCGTGGGCGCGCCGATTGGTGGACCTGGTGCTCGTGCGCGAAGGCGTTCCCTCGCCATCGAGCCAATCCGCCGCGTAGTCCTCGTAGTTCTCGTAGTTCGTACTGACTCTCTGCCGCAATTCCCGCCATGCACGATCTCTCATCCGTCCGTTGCGTCGCCTACCGCCGCGTCTCCACCGAGAAGCAGGCGGGGGAAGTCTACACTTCGCTCGACGATCAACAGCGCGCGTGTGACGAACTCGCGGGTCGACTCAACGTGACGATCGCGCAGACGTACACCGATGATGGGTATTCCGGGGCGACGATTGAGCAGCGGCCAGCCTTGCGCGCGCTGATTGACGATTGCCGCAAGGCCAAACGCTCATTAAAGCATCCTGGTCGGGTGCTCGTGCTCAACGACTCGCGGTGGGGACGCTTCCCGAATCCCGAGGAAGGGACGTACTGGCGCTTCGAGTTGGAGCGGCACGGGTGGCTCGTGCAGTTCGTCGAGAACGACGACACTGGCAACAAGTCGATTCGCGCGATCATGCGTGCGATGGTGGCCGGCCAGGCAACGCAGAAGCGCGACGATGTGAAGGCGAACGCCAAACGTGGCATGCGTGGGAGCGTCGAGCGTGGCTATTGGTGCTCGGCTGCGCCCTACGGGTTCCGTCGCCATGTGGTGCACCCTGCAGGCCGCGAGCGCGTGCTCGATAACGGGGTGCGGAAGGCGGTCGACGAACGCGTCGCACTCACCCCATTCGAGAGCGAAGCCGTCTTGATTCGCGAGTTGTTTCGCCGATTCGCCACGGGCGAGCATTCGATCTCGAGCCTCATGACTTGGATGCAGCGCGTCGCTCCCGACCGGGCGTGGCGATTCGCGGCCGTGCGATGTGCGCTCACCAACCCCGCCTACGTCGGTGACGTCGTGTTCGGCCGCGTGCCGAGTGATCGCGGCGAACGCGCCATCCAGCGGACGCGTGACGCGTCAGAGTGGTACGTGCGCCGCAACGCGCATCCCAAGATCGTTGATCGCGTCGTGTTTAACCGCGTGCAAGACTTGCTCGCGCGCAATCAGAAGGTGCGGCGTGGTGTACGCTCCGATTGGGTCTTGTCCGGCATTGTGCGATGCCGATGCTCGGCGCCGATGATCTCGGGCGGCGGCGGACGGAAAGGCCGGAAGCACGGTGACGGGCACTTCGAGCCGAGCTATCGATGCTCGACGCACAACAAAGGGCCACGCATTCGCTGCAGCTTCGGTGGGACGGTGACGAAGGACGCGCTTGAGAGTGCGGTCGTCGGGACGATCGCGAAGGAAGCGTCGACCGCTGCGGCACGTGCCCGGCTGCTGGCATTGCTCGATCAAGCCTTCGACGTGGCGCGCCGTGCACCGTCTGTCGATGTGGTGAAGATCGAGCGCGAGCGCGCCGCCGTGGCGCTCCGGCGTGGACGGATCGTGGAAGCGATCGAAAGCGGCGTGCTCAAAACGGCGGACGCGAAATCTCGTCTTGATCGTTTGGCTGCAATCGACAATGATCTGCTCGCGCAACTCGACGCCGTTGGAACCAACGCCCCCGATGCGCGTCAGCTTCGTGTTGAGCGCGACCGTATCGCCGCGATGTTCCTCGACCTTCCGACAGTGCTCCGCAGTTTGGCTGGCCCTGCCCTCCGCGAGCTCATTCGTCCCTGGATCCGCGCGGCCGTGTTCAACACCGAGACCCGCGTGCTGCGTTTAGAGATTCGTCACATTCCGAGATTGCACATGCTTACAGACGCGACGGGAACGCCGGCGCGAGCATGTACTGAAACTGCTGGAACGGATACTTGATGCCGAAATATTTCTCGAGCGAGGTGAGCGCCGAGCCCACTTGGTCCTGCAGCGAATCCACCTCGACTTCTTTCG